CTATCTGCATTTAACTATCGTATCACATAATTACCATAAAGTAAACTTAATAATCAAATCTCTCGGTATTTATTTTTAACATCCATGTGTTCGGAGAGTAATTCTTGGTCACACTCCCATATTGCTTCAAACTTATCAAGTAATTTCTCAATGGAGAATGGTTTAACAGATTTACCTTCTACCACAAGATAATAGCCTTCTCGTAGAATAGTTGAGAAGTTACCGCTTCGCTTAGTCAATCTAATCTGATACTCAGGTAGATAACACACAGAGAATTCATCACCGACTAATTTCAATACTTCATCCACATTAGTTCCTGTAAATTTTACTGCGTTATAAACAGGTTCTTTTTTCTTTCTCAATTGCATCATTTTTGTTCTCCAGTAGGTCTATTTTGAACGATAGTCGAGTAACCTAACCAAACTATCGTCTAATTTTATTTAAGCGTGTGAGAGTGCGTTTACACGCAAATTTAGAAGGTTAGTTAGAGAAGTTTTAACTTCTTCATACTCAGTTTCCGATAACCCTTCTGAATCCGATAAAGTTTCTAAACTAACGAGTGTTTGAATCGTTCTAACGGATAAGACCTCTAACTCAGAAGATTGTTCTGTTAATGAGCAGGTTGCGATACGGTATAACTGATACCAGTAAGAAGAACCTGATAGCTGAACTACTTCTTGTAAACGTGAGAACTGTGTGTCGACTTCAAACAAGTTTGAAAGACACATTGATAGGATTTGTTGTGATGTTTTCATTTGCGGAAACTCCTTTTGTAATTAAATTTAAAGCGTAATTAGTATAAATCTACTTTGTGATGATGTCAATCATAATCAATACCGTATTTTTCTTCTAACTGACGTTTGTACGCGATTTCTTGCGGCTCTAAGAACTCATCATCAGTATTGAGGATTGAATCTTCAAATAAGGCTTCTTCGTCGTTCATTACATTTCTCCATCTAAATACGATTCTAATTCGATAAGTTTTAACTGCAACTTAGCTATTTTATTGTTCAAAGCAATCTTCAATCGTTTCATATCCTCATCACTAGAATACTCAGTCCATTCAACACAAACAGTATCGCCGTATTGTTTAAGTGTTGCTGTAGGATATTCACAATTGATTTTATTCAATCTTTCTAGCAAATCAGCTAAAGGTAAATCGTCATCTAAAAGAAATAAATTCAGATAAGACTTACTGCTTTCTCGATAACCATCCTCGTATCTCTCTAATGTATTCAAAGCAATTGTCAAATCTGACTTTACTGCTTTTATTGCATACACTACTACTTCTTTCACTTCTGACATTAGCGTTCTCCAATTACGGTTTCATAGTCTAAATCGTTACCGAAGTCTTCGACTTCGCAACTATCAATCACAAATTCGATTACATCTTGAATAATCTCATCTGTAACATTACTTGAATCAATCACAGTGATGTCAGGCGAGTAAGTAATTGGTTCATCCCAATCACCACCACCGTATTCTTCCATATCAATACCGAGTTTAATGTGACCCACGATGTCAGATTCATTATCGAAGATAACCGCTACGCGTTTAACGAAATCAAATCGTTCAAAATGTAACTTAAAGTAATTTCTTATTTCACTTTCTACTGTGTGCCATGCCTGATTATCTAGTGAAATATCTGTCACAATGACGACCTGTAAATCGGAATCAGTTTGATAGTATTCTTGTAATGTGTCAGTAGCTAGATAATGTACAAATCTAACGTAGCTTTCGTTTAAAGCTGATTCGATAATGTCGTTTAGACCTTGTCTTGCGTAAATAGTTTTCATTTCATTTATCCTTTGCGTCTTATTAAAATTAAATCGTTAATGTTTCTGTTAAATCCATCAGCAGCAGTTGTTTTGTACTGACCTTCAATACCCCATGGAGCTACTGTAATTATTTCAAGTTCGATGGAAGGATTGTTTATATCCGCTACAATATCCCCTTCATTCAATTCTGTACATCTTTTAAACTCAGCTCTGGCTTGTCTGCGTTTCGCTTCATCATCGAGTTGTTTTACGAGTCTAGCGACAGCCTTTAATTGTGTTAAATCTGTACCATGATGAGATATTATCATTTTAGCTAATTTTAGCGATTCATCACAGTAATCACGGAATAATTCTACATCAGATAGTTTTTTAATTGATTTCATTATAGTTCCCCTAAAATATACAACAAAATGTCTTTATCCACAAATTCATGTCTATCGAAAGACCGTTCTTTCAACTCGCAATCCTGTAAATCGTCGAATAAGAAACATCCATCTGTCATACGAATACGGATGTTATCTTCTGTGTATCTGTCTTTAAGAAATAGTAACACAGATTCTTTATCTTCGATACGAAGTGCGTCAAACTTAGCTTTTGAATCTAAGATGTTTGAAGGTCTTTCTTGTGATACGATAACGTCGTCGTTATCGCGGAATTGAATTGTTTTCATGGTATTTCTCACTTTAAAATTGAGGAAAGTTTTATTCGGACTTTCTGAAACCGATGTGTCATTCTACTTTAATGTTTATCTAAGTCGGTGTCAACTGATTAAGACCATTTATTTTTAACTAAATCTAAAACAGCGACATTACGTTGCATTTTGTATCTGAAGTGTAGGTGAGTAATACCGTTTTCAATCAACGATTGTGTTTGTTCGTTGTTCACAAAACCACCTAAGCGAAAGTCTTGAATTAGGAAATCTTTTTGTTCGTTCCAAGCTAAAGTTACTTCTTTTTTAGATTTGAAATCTCTACCGTAAGCTGGAACTACTGTGATTGCGTTGTACATGATAATTCTCTCTGTTAAAATTGATTTAATAAAACCACTTCTTTTTGTGAAGGTAGAAGTGGAGAACCTTTGTTGCTGCGTATTTTAGAGTAATTTACGTTGGTGTCAATACCTAAATGCAAATAAATTTATTTTAATTCTAATTCATACAATTCCTTTTGTTCACATTCAAGTATTTGTTGTAGCTGTATCAGGCGTGATTCATACTCTGCATCGGATTCACAGGTGCTGTATTTAACGTAATCTCCTTCATCCCAGTTTGATTCTATTGTACTAACGGTTACGCCATCAGGTAGGTCTCGCTTGAATCGTTTTAATGTATCTATCGCTTCTTGGATAGTTAAACCGTAAAAGGAAGGCAAATCTTCATAAAGTGTATATTTTAATTTACCTTCTGATACCGCTAAATCGTAATTCTGCTTTGCTTTACGAACTTTTATAACTTGACGTATTATCATTTCGTTTAATTCTGTGTTCATTTGAAATACTCCTAAATTGGAAAGTTGGATTTTGAAAAATGTTTTGGAAATCACTTTTTGAGTAGAAGTGAGAAACTACCTTTAATTTAAATAATGTTGTACAACTGATTCATTGCGTTATCGTAAGGTTCACTTGACGTAATCGCTAAATAGAGCTTCCTTGCTTCAAAGTAGAGTTTAGATTCTAAAGGTTTCTCAGAATTCATAATAGCGTCTAATGCAACATAAATGTGCTTCTTGTGAGATAGTGTATCGTTGCAATAATACAGTACCGCTAACACTTCAGTTAATCCCAATACTTCAGGGTAGACGTAAACGTCTGTTTTCGACATTAATACTCTAAGTTTGTATTTAGGTGTACGTTTTCTGCTTTCAAAATCAATTGCAATGTATTCCATTTTATTCTCCAGTTGTAGTAGTTTTTGGCTTACGACCAGGTTTGAGTCGTGCTGGTTTTTCACTTGTAGGTACTTCAAAATTATCAAAGGCAATTGCTTCAGCAGGAGTTATTTCGACATTATCGTCTGGCGCATTTTGTAACGTATTCTCTAACACCATTGAAGCCTTTTCGCTGAACGCAGAGCCGTTTTGTAGAGCGTAGCAATCACCAAAGAACGGCACATTGTCCCAGCCTAGGTTTTTGAATTCCGTAATTCGATTGTGTTTATCAATTTTACGAATCCAACCATTCTTTTCAAAATTATACATAATTTTATCGAATGTTTCAGTCTTAGCTTGATTTTGTCTACCGAAGTTAGGATACTGATTGATTCGCACAGTTAAAGCAGAGCGTGGTACAACACCTTTATCGAGTAACTCACCGTACTTATCTTTTTCACTTTCACTTCGAGTCGCTTTAAATAATAATCGTTTGATTTCAGACTTAACGATTTTCTCATTGTTATCGTCTGATGAACCGAATGTGCCATTGTCTAATTTACGCACAATGTTATACACATCACGCATGATAAGTGATTTAGACCATTCAAAATCGTCCATATTGATGATAGGATTAAATTTGTTACGCATGATAGCGAGAAGGCTCGCTATCGTCATAATCTTTAAGAAACAACGATTGTAAGGTTGTCTGTAGCGTTCATCGCGTGTCTTATTAACCATTTCTAATGTGTACATCTCAAAAGAACGAATGTGTTTACGAATAGTCGATTCAATTTGAACATCGACCGTTTTATCCTCTGCTTTTAGTTTCAATACATACGCACACAAATCACGGAGTTCTGATGCTAATTCTGGTGTCATGGTTACTTTGTGACATTCTGTATCAGATAGTTTTTTAATTGGATTGTAACACTCGATATTGACAAATCTAGACATAAAACCATCACGTTGCATTTGTTCAGTAATCTGTTCATAGTAATCGTCGGGCGTAGTATCACACATTAAAGTTAAAGCTGGTGAACTCACACCTTTAGTTGAATCTTCACTATTAGCGCGTAGGTTTCCACCATTAACATCTCCTCTTGCAGAGCGTGGGAACACTTCCAACCAAAAAGAATAAATTTGTTGCATCGTATTGTTTTGTTTTTGTTGCATTGCACTCACGATTTTAGAGAATTCTGGTACAAAAACTAAGTTGGATAAGGTTTCGCTTTCAGAAAAAAATGATAAGTAGCCTTGCTTAGATGCCATTGTATCGAAACAAATAAATTTATCACCACCTACAGAAGATGTCGCGGATGCGAATCGTCCAACACCTCGGCGAGCCGTTTCCTTACCTGTTGCTGAAGGTGCAACGACAACGTAATAATTATTAAGACCTGCACCATTGTGTTGGTATTGTCTTCCTAAAACAGCCGATAACCATGCTAATGTTCCAGCAAGACACGCTTCGGGTAATTTGTGTGGCGCAATATCCATTAAGAATTGACACATTTCACCAGGTATACCGTGTGGGAATGGAATCATGTTTTCAAATTCGTTTGTCGGATTATAGGTTTCAAGCTCTAGCTTATCGACGGATTCAAATTGATTTTTTAAGGCTTGCTTTTCATACACAATTCTATCGTTAATGTTGTTCAAGAATACCGCCATTGCTTTATCTGTTTCTTCTGCTTCCGCTTTACTGTTAGCTATTTCGGTGCGAATCTTGATTAACGCTTTATTGATGTGATATTCACCTTTCTGATGCTTATCCCGCTGTGCTATCGGTAATTGTTTAAAAATTCGATGTACTTGTGCATTAGACGGTGTTTGTTTAGCGATTTGTCCGATAATGAATAAATCAACTTCGCTACAGGATGGATAACCTAAATTCGTAAAATCGAAGGTCGGTGGTAATTCACAGAGTTCGATGAATTTAGAACTGTTGTGGTCATTATATATTTTATTTAGCACGACTTCATCGCTATCTTCGCTAGGAACTTCAATAAGTTCTAAGAATTGTGTCGTATTACCGCCAATTTGTTCGATAATAGATGTTAGCTGTGCTTCACGATAAGACGGTATTTTACGGTACACATCATCGTATTCGTGTTCTGATAATTCAACTACGTTAAGTTTAGTTTCTTCTAACCCTGTTGCTTCATTAACGGTCACAACTTCTTCAAATCTAACTTCTCGACCTGTGGTCAACATAAAGCGATTGTAAGAATAGATTTCTAACGGAATAGGCGATACTGACGGATAGTTAGGATGAATTCCAACAAGTTGTTCTGTGCGAATAATACAATGTAGCCCTTTACCTGAGTTAGATAGCTCGGTATAAGAATCCATATCTTTGAATAATTTGTAAATTGTTTGCTTCACATTTTCAGGCGTATCGTCTTTAATATCAGCATCTAAGGTACAAATGTTTAACGTGGCTGTGTGTACGAAACCTAAGTTAAGTGAGTTTTCATCGGCATACGATACCGCTTCATCGTAAGTCATGAACTGAGAAGTAACATTGATTGAAGCAGGTTTAGGTACACCACTATAGGAAAGTAGATGCGGACGTTTACCTGCTTCATACGGATTATCTATCGCACATCCTAGAAGCCAGATTTTTTCATTCATAATGGACTCTGGAATCATGTGCCATTTATTATTTGGGATGATAGGTGGGTTTTGCTTGAAAGCGGTAGGTTTCGTTTTCTGAGATACTTCACCTGTTTTGCTATCGACAACTACGTCGTCTAAGAAAGTTGTGTAGTCGAAATCAATCATTGTATTTGTTCCTTTTTGGAAATGTTAAATTTAAAAAATGTTTTGAAAATGGAAATTAGAAATTGAATTTCAATTTAAGATAAGTGATTTATACTGAATCTTAAATCGTTTCAAATGATACCAGTTTATCTTGCCAACAGGAATCAAAAATTTGACTAAATGCGTTTTTGAATCGTTGTTGATTAGATAACATAGGGTATTGCTCCTCCTGTGCAATTTTATCTATTGTGAATGCGTGAGGTGTAAGATTATCGAATAGTTGTTGTATGTCACATAGCGGTAGGTCGTAGAGCTTCGTTTTAGTTAGCATAGTGTAGGTTTGCATATCTGATAGTCGTTGGTATCGAAGTCTTAAATAGTCGCACAATGAAGGGTTCATAATCGATAGTGCATTCACGAAAGAATTGTTTTTAAAATATGACACAGTAAGTTCCTTGAATACCACATCGTAAGTTGAAATAAATTGTGTCATTTCAAATACGAAATGAGGATTATCTCGCACACAGTTTATAATTTGATTACGAAGGTCGTAAGGGAGATGTTCGTAGTTAGGGTTCTCGATAACGGTTAAATAGTCCACAACAGAGAGATTAAATTTATCTTTGAATAAGGTGGATAGTGAGGTTGTTTGAAAACACACTTCATTTTCGTCGTGACTTATTGAAGAATTATTTTCGATTTTAGATGATTTTGTTTTTTGAATGATTTTTGATGTTTGGGATAATTTCGCATCCATATCATTTAGCCTTGTTATTAAAATGTTCACTGTGTTTTTTAACGACACAAATTCATCAGAAGAATTTATATTAACAGGTGTATTCGGGTTATTAGTATTGTGAAATACAGGGTTAAAGTTAGGTGTGTAAATAGGGTGCTGTTCGTAAACATTGCTCTCAGATACTAGCGTAGATTTTTGAGATAATGCTGGTATCGATGTTGATGTGCGAATAAGACTATTGGATAAATACATATTGATTGCTTTAATCAACTCATCATCGAAGTTTTTACCTTCGGATAACACAATTGATTTAAATAACTTCACGGTATCGTGACTGTGGTGAAGTCTGTATTGGTGGGATGTTGCCATTTTATTACCTTCTAAAATGAAATAAGCCCTGAAATAATGTAGTACCAGTACATTGAATCAAGGCTTTATGAGTTATAAACTCTTTAATTAGATAACTCTGGTACAGTTTAATTAAAGAACTCACTTATGTCAACTATTATTTCACAGATTTGACGATTTGTCAATAGATGAATTAAGTATCTAAATTGTCATTTTCATATAAGCAATTTTTGAATACAGGGTGTATACAGTGAATACAGTTTTGAATACAGTGAATACAGAGTGTATACAGTCTGAATACATTGATTTTACTGGGATAGAGAGATTTTGTATTCAAAAATTAGTGTATACAGTGTATTCAGTGTATTCAGAAAAATATAGGTAGTAAAATGGCTGTAAGCCTTGATATTCGTGGCTTGTAGAGGTTTTTGATAGGTGTATTATTTGAATACACTTTTGAATACACTGTATACACTTTTTAAAATATAATAAAAATCAATATATAAATTATTATTATATAATTAAATACATATTATATTAAAAACAACTACTTACAAGTTTCCTCTTTCTCTCTCCAAATGCAAATAAGAATCATTCTTATTTAGAAATTTCCCAGAAATCGACTTTCAAATTGGTACAGATTTTCGATTCACATTTTTCAGAAAATCTAACGACCTTCACTCAACTAAACAATCCATTCAATAAATCTACGAGTTCAACGAATTCTAAAACTTCTGATGCTTTTGTGGCTAATTTGTAAATTTCGACCATCACGTTGAGTGATGGTTTTGTGTCGCTTACTTTACTTAGTGTAATTGTGTTCATAATATATACCTCTTGTGTGAAATTGATTTTCCTAGAAACAGGAAATGATTTTTGTACAGATTTTGAATTTGAATTATGCTAGAAACCTAGCCGTACTTGACTTTTTGTTAAATTTGTGAAATAATACTTGCTAACGGTGTGGAAGCCTGATATTGTAGTAAGAATGTCCTCAAAAGGACTGTATTTTAATAGATTAGATTACAATATCTTTCCACACTTCTATTATTTACAGTCTTTTTGAGGATTTTTTTATTTATGGCTACCATCAAATTCACCGATTCAACAACACCTTCTAAATTCACATTGGCTAAGAAACAATACGAGGTTACCTGTGGTCACCAAGTAACCAACTCAGATTTCCTAAATTTACTTTTAGATGGTTACCTAGTAACCTCAGGTATACCTTCAGAGGTAACCACAGGGTTACCTAGTAACCATACCGAGGTAACCACGAGTATACCTTCAGGTATACCTTCAGAATTTGTCACTAAATCAGAATACGATTTCGATATGAAACAAATTAGCGATTTTAATAAAACCGCTTTTGACCACATTAAGAAGATTTACGCCAAACTTTCAAAATTAGAAGCTCCAGTAGATGATATATTCCCAGAATACTAAATTCCTAGGTTTCCTATTTCATTTTTGCCTGAGTTTTGCATCCAAATTTATTTCGGGGGCTAACGAAGGTTATAAATTTGACCTTCACGCTTCATTCTCCATGTGACCTATACGATTGGGTTACTGAGTTTAAACATCGCTTAAATCGAATGCTAGACACCTTAAATCGAGTGTTTTCTAACTTGTTGATTTTATTATCATATTTCAGTTATTGCGGATTGAATCGAGTAGGTTATCGCTTGCATACCGCGCCATTGCTGAATTGTGGCTAATTTGTGTGTGACGTGGGTCACGACTTTATCAGTTACTTTCAAAAATGATAGCTTTGCTTTCAAACTCGATAATGTCGATTCGCTATTATCTAAAACTTTCGCATACAATCATTGTTGCTTTTACAAATGATAGTTTTTCTATCATTACAGATAGCAGAATACCAGATGTTAGATGATTTGCGGGTTAGAGTATAACATCATTGAGAAGGCATCAAATTGACCTGTGGTGACGTTTTTAGTCTTACTGGTATGTTTGTGTACCTTGACATTCAAACACGTCTTAAATCGAAAATTTTAGCATCTGACGATAATTTTTTTTCGTTATATATAGAGTAAATTTTAATGTTGAGAATCACGCCTTGAACTGGTAGAAAAATTAGATTGTTTAAGAGCCTTTGTTGCATTTAATTGTGCTTAGAATGTGAAAATGGCACGATTTGCGGTTTGAAATAGTCTAATTTATCCATTAAATTAAACAACGTGGTATTTTGTCGCATGATAAGGTATTGATTTTATTAGGTTTTGGCTTAAATAGTTTTTTTGTTAGTTAAAACGTGTTTAAAAATAATTTTACAATTGCCTAAAATTCGCTAAAATGAATCATGCTCTTTAAAAACTTAAATTTTCCAACAAGCCTTTTGAGTTTGTTACCTGTGATACTAGGCACGCGAGTTGTTTTGAATAGGTAGCACACGAAAGGCGTTAAACTATAAAGGCTTATTATATAGGCTTTTATACTTTAACAATTCAACTATAAAAGGCGGTAAAAATGAAAACGAAATCACAGTTCCAACGTCACGTTAGACGGTTACAAGTTTTGTATTTTAAACAACAACAGAATTTTAGCCCTGTAGCGTGTTTTACACGATTAAGGCTGATGCAATTATTTATGTTAAATTCACAGAATTAATTTTAAAAGGGGTAAGAAAAATGTTAGATAAAATTATGGTAAAAGTTTTTGAAGTAATTGGATTCGGCTTGATTGCCATTATTAGTGTGGTTGTTGTCGATGTTATGGTGATATTATGATTGCTGGATTATTAGCAGTTTGCTGTGTTATTGGTATTGTTAGCGGATTCTACAGAATCGCAGCTAACATTGTAAAAACAAACAACGCACTCGATTATAGTGCGTTCAACGATTCAATTTAAAAAGAGGATAAGAAAATGTCAGCTTATATTATGACTAAACATGAAATTCTAGCAATTGCGTCATTTGTGACTAAAAAACAAGGTAAAATTCATTACTTTGAACATTTCAACATTGCACGCGAATTGTTAAAGATTAACACTCAAAGTGTTAACGCACGTTACAATGAAAAAATAAGATATAACAATGTTAAGTTTTACGACTGGATGATAAACCCGTTTGATTTTGATGCAATCGCACCTGCTCAACGTACAAAACTTATAGACTGTTATCTTTACCAGTGCAGCGAATTAAAAAACTACGACAAACAGGCAATAATTCAAGAATTGCAGCAATTGCGCGATAGTTTAAGTTTTACCGAGTCGGATTATGATTTGGCGACGTGGGGGCTTGATGAAAGCAACACACCAAAGAAACCGCGCGAACCATATCAAGCGATATACAATAGAATTCACGGATTTAGTGATTCACACGTTACACGTTAATCGGTTTTAATATCTGCTAATTATGCGCGTAGCAGAATAAACAAAAACGCGCTTTTAATTTTAAAAATAAGGTAAATTATCATGACAACAAATAACAGTTTATTTTCAACAGTTCACGTCACAAAAGCCGCTAAAGATGGTAAATTAAAAGAAATTGACAGCGTTAATGTATCAACGATTCATAACGAATTTTGTAAAAGTATGAAACAACAAAACGATTTGAGTTGTTCAAGTTGTTATGCGTGGCGTTATGAATCAATGCGCCCAACATTATCAGCAAAATTACAATTTAACGCCGATTTACTTTCGCAATCTTTGTTAGATTTTCAATTGCCTAGATTTAATGCGCGTTTTGTTAGGTTTAATAGTTTTGGCGAATTGGTTAATGTTCAACATTTTATTAACTTAATTAGAATATGCGAATTGAACCCGCACACAAACTTCACATTGTGGACAAAACGATTGGATATTATCAATAAAGCGTTTGATTGTAATATCGTTACACGCCCAAACAATTTAAAGCTGATTTACTCAAGCGTCAATCTTAATAAAAAAGTTGATTTGCCGCGCCATTTTGACAAAGTCTTTACTGTTTATAGTCGCGACTATGCGAAAGAAAACGCCACAAATATAAACTGTGGCGCGTTAAAGTGTATTGATTGTTTGACGTGCTATACCGAAAACAGCGTACAATACATGAACGAATTGAAAAAATAAAGGAGGTTATTATGTATAAAATAAGAATGGTAGGGCGCGACAAAGTAGCGTTGGAATACGGTTGTGTTTTTAAATACAACTACAATCAAACATTGATTGAAGGCAAAAATAGGATAGTGAACTATAAAGTAACCCTAGAATTTTATAAAGCCAGCGAGCTTTATTGCTTAAAAGTGTTACATTTTGACAAGTTGCAAAAAGGATTCCTTTCGCCTGTTTTATATACTTACAGCGATTACAACAAGGCAAGAAAACATTTAACGATTTTAAACAAATTTTACAGTTAAGACGGTGATATTATGCGATTGAATAGAAAACAAATTGAAGGCGGCGCGGTTCATTATTTCACAAAAGGCGTAACATTCTACAAATCGATTGATGATAGTTACATCGTCACACAAAGGGGGAGGATTATTATTTCGAGTTTAAATTACACAATAGCGCGAAACGTGTTAACCGAGTTGGTAAAATAACGGGTTAAACTGGTAGACTCGAGAAGGCTTGCATCATGCAAGCCTTTTTTTTTGGGTAAAATTTTAGCGGGGTGATTGACTCTACCCCACCAATGGGTAGAAATTTAGGCGTGACGCGCCACCATCATTCCCCCAACCCTAGAATCACCAAATTAACCAATCCAATCCCTACCTCAACCCCACATAAACCAAATATTCCCTATACAAATCAACAACTTACGATTATATTTTATATAATCTTGACAAACCTCTACCCCATCCATTAAACTTCCCACTCAGTTCAATTCAACTCGGAGAATAATCAAATGAATACCGTAACAGCCGTTCTAAGCACCTTCAACCTTCCCGTTATATCACCACATAAGTTCCACGAAGTCTGCGAACCATTGTGTACCCTAACTCATGATGAAGAAACCTACATTAAATACTCAAACGTACCATTCCTCTGCTTTATGACTGACCACCGTTTTCCAGATGAAATGATTCTACACATTATGAAACCTTATATTTGCGACCTATCAGACGACGAAGAATCTGATTATCCTATCGGCTACGGATGGCTCTACTGTGGTAGCGATGACTGGTGTGATAATCTATACCACCCCGTACATGGCGATACCTACGATGACCGTAAAGTAATAGGATTTATTAAATTATGAAATATAACCAATTCATCGAACTAACTCAAGACGACGACCCTTACGAGGTTTCTTTATTGTGTCTGAAGTATTTAAAAGAAGTTAATTATCAGAATAAAACGATGCAAGCACTGTGTCGTATCGCTAAGAAAGAACTTAATTCCGAGTATCTTCTACCTGACATCATCAAACTCCTATCTCATTGTGAACGAGAAGGGTACTGAAATACGAAATAACTTGACAAACAACCGTATAATGTGATAGCTTTATGTAACTATTACATTATACGGTTTTATTATGACTAACGAAAAAGAATCTAAACAAAGGGAATTATCACAGGTGGAAAAGGATGCGATAGACAAGTTTCTAAAAGAATACGTCTACGACTTGAATCCAGAACTTGCTGCATTGCGTTGCAACATTTCTAAAATGTACGCAAAGAGTGTGGCTAATACATGGATGGAAACCGAATACTTTCAAACGGAATTAAAGAAATACAACGCACATTCTGATTCATTACTATCAGATGAAGCAGCCCTAAAATCCGAAATGTTGCGTAATCTCATTCAGATTATGAAAGCAGATGGTGAAAACACCAATCCTACTGCACGAATTACTGCTATGGATAGAATCTCTAAGCTGATGGGATTTGATGCTAAACAACAAGTGGACACCTCACAAGTCCAACACTCCGTTATGATAGTCCCCGCACCCCTATCTGTTGACGACTGGAGTCAACAGGCAATGTCACAACAAGCAGAACTTTATAAACAACTGGAAGCATCACTATGACTAAATTAACAACAGGTTATTATCAGTACAAACCCAATACAGGTATTACATTCTTAGATACACATTTGTATGTGGGGGAAATATCGAGTGATACGATGCTAGTCACACCTTCGATGTTTCATAAGATTGCTAATTCTGATGTGTGTGATAAAGCTAATTCTAATACAATCTGCTTCTTCAAACACAATGATGATTTCTTAATTGATTTACACTTCACACACAATATCGGAGGATTACATGATTACTGATGAAGCGACATTTAAGAAACATATTGTGGTCGCACTAGCAAATCAGCTTACGTTACATATTGATAGATTGATTACACACAGTAAATTATCGTTTACACAGAAACAAGCGATTGAAAATATGCGTGAATCAGGTGTGATGAATGCGATTATTCTGGGAGATTTTACCAAATTATCGGTAGATAAACTTATCGACTTATTTATGATTTTTGACCTCGGTATTTCGATTCACTTATTATCGAAAGAAAGCTACGCAATAGAATGTGTTGATACGTTAAGGAAACATTAAACAATGGATGAAGATTACGATGATGACTACCTAATTGATATTAGAGGTAGTGTAGATATTGAAGATATTTTAGCTAATGTGCATATTCACGATGAAGGATTGTTTAGATTACGTCATGAATTAGAGTTTAATGACGGAACGATGATTGGGTGTTGGGATGATGAGTAGTGGTAGTAAAGCTCTCAGGTTATCTGATACTGGTGGTGAAATTCCGAAAGGTTATAAATTACACGAAGATGAGCTATTGATTCCAAATAATGCAAACGTGATATGGCAACCATCAAAAGGTTCACAAACTCTAGCCCTTAGTTCACCTGCTCAAACCATCCTTTATAGCGGCTCTAGGGGAAACGGGAAGTCTGATTGCCAAATCATGCGGTTTAGGAAATCGGTAGGTTTAGGTTATGGTAAATACCTTAGAGGTATCATCGTAGACCGTACTTATGGCGCGTTAGATGATTTGGTAAGCAAGTCTAAGAGATATTTTCCAGAATTTAATGATGGTGCGAAGTTCTACTCGTCGAAAGGTGAATATAGATGGGTGTGGAAGGACGGAGAGGAATTACTTTTCCGAAGTATTGCAGATGAGAATGATTATCAAAAACTTCACGGGCAAGAATTTGTTTACATTGGGGTTAATGAAGTAAGTCAGTACCCTGACCTTTCGGTATTAGACCTTCTTTCATCGTTAAATCGTTCATCATTTGTACCTAGCGAACACCCACTTCCCGATGGGTCATTATTACCTGAGATTCCGCTATGTATATTTTTAACCTCAAATCCGACGGGCAGAAGTAGCTTAGAAGTGAAGCGAAGATTCGTAGATGCAGGTAAAAACGGAGAGATTGTAAAAAGAGAAGTTAAAATTTTTAACCCTAGAACTCAAGAAAATGAAATTTTAGTAAAAACACAATGTCATATTTTTGGTTCATATAAAGAAAACACAAAGTTATCACCTGAATATGTAGCTGATTTAGAGTCTATTAGGGATGAAAAGCTCAGAAAAAAATGGTTGATGGGCATTTGGGATGGAGTTGGTGAAGATGATGGGATGTATGCGGATGTGTGGGATAAAAACATTCATATTGTAGAACCTTTCGATATTCCGAAAGACTGGAAAATAGACAGATGTATGGATTTCGGGGAAAGCTCACCTAGCAGTATTGGTTATTATGCTGAAAGTAACGGTGAAGATATAGTCCTTAGAAACGGCAAAACAAAGTCAACAATCAAAGGTGATTTATTTTATTTTACTGAAATATACACTTGTTTAGATGGTTATTTGAATAAAGGGACACGGGTATTACCTCACGATTTAGCTAAAATGATAGTCGAACACGAATTATCGCTCGGCATTTATGATAGAGTTGTTCCAGGTGTAGCCGATACCGCTATATTTTCAAATAACATGGGAAATAGCGTAGCTGGAATGATGGATAAACCAATAACAATAGGAAGTAAAGTTTATCCAGGTGTTAAATGGCGCAGATATGACGCTTTAAAGAAACCAGGTAGTAGAATTGATGGTGTTAAGAAGATTAGAGAGCGTTTTGCTAATGCGAAAACTTCTCCTGAAAAACCATACCGTGATAAACCCGCGCTATTTGTGTTTAATACCTGTAAATACTTTATTGATATTATTCCCTACACAATTAGGGATTCTAAGAACCCTGATGATGTTGATGGTTCTAATGATCATGTGAATGATCAATTAAGATACAAATTACTATCAATGAACACTGGTGGTAAAACTGGTAAAACTTCTGGACTTACTTAATTCTTGACATTTATCAATAAATATGAAATAATGCTATTTGTGGATAGAGCATCGAACTCGAAAAGCCTTCAGTAAGCCTTCCACAATCATTAGACACTGTTCACAATATCCAATAACTGTAAGGAATCAAAATTATGTCAAAGACAAGAAAGCTCCCTAGTCAAGAATATCTACATGAATGTTTTAATTATGATGAAAAAACTGGGGATTTGTTTTGGAAAGAAAGACCGAGAGAACATTTTAATTCAGACAGAGGGTTTAATTCATTTAATGCTAGACTTGCAGGGAAATTAGCATCGACTTGTACAAGTAAAATGAGCTATAAAACCACCTCCGTTGGAGGTTATTCTGCTATTGCTTCTCATAGAGTAATATGGAAATATCATACTGGTAAAGACCCCGTTGGTGTAATAGACCATATAAATCAAGACAAGTTAGATAGTCGAATTGAAAATCTCAGAGATGTGACGCAGGATATAAATTGTCATAACACCAGTGAATCTAAGAATAATACATCTGGAACAAAAGGCGTTTCATTTGATAAGAAGGGTAGTATGTGGAGAGCTTTAATAACTATTAAAGGGAATATAATCCATTTAGGATTTTTCAAAGATAAAGAATCTGCAATAAAAGCTCGCAAAGAAGCTGAAGAAAAAGATTGGTCACATTTAGACGATGCAACTGTTAAGCATAATAAGACTAATTGTAGAAATATAGATTTATCATATTTAAAGGAATGCTTAGTGTATGATAACGGCGAGTTAATATGGAATATAAATAGACCTGAAACCCATTTTAAAAATAAAAAATCATATAATGCTTGGATCACTATGTTTTCTGGAAAAATAGCGGGTAGTATTCGTGAAACGTATAGAGTTATAAACCTACATGGTTTTAGTTATCGGGTACACAGACTAATATATTGGATATGTACAGGAGTAGAACCTACTGATGATAAGGTAATTGACCACATCAACGGAGATAGGTTAGATAATCGTATTGAGACCTTACGCCTATGTTCGCGTATGGAAAATTGTAGAAATACAGTTTTAGCAATCAATAACACTACTGGCTTCAAAGGAGTTAGACTTAGAAAAAGCGGTAGATGGGAAGCTAGAATTAGACATGAAGGAAAACTTATAAATTTAGGACATCACGACACCGCTGAACTAGCACACGCCGCCTACTGCAAAGCATCTACCGAACTACACGGTGAATTTGCGAATCACGGTTAAACTTTAAATAAACTTTAACTCCGTGTAATACATGGAGTTAAAAACAGACAGAGCGCGGAACTAATGAAACCGTTACCTATATTCAGGTAACGGAACAATATCAACCACTTGAACCTATCTCATCCATTGTGATAAGATAGGTTTTTCAATTAACTAAGGTAATAAAAAAAATGAAACTAGAAAGAAATCACTCTAAATGGGACGGCGGTAAAGGAAGTATTTCAAGACCTACAAACCAATCCAAATACGCAGAAGGTTACGATAGAATCTTCGGTAAGAAAGAAAAACCAAACCCAGAAGACTATAAACAAACTTCATGGTGTTGTGATGAAGAATTACTTGACAAGAACATATCAAATCATGTAGACTAACTGCTTTATTAACGAGGAGATTAAAATGAAAGTAGAATTTGTACCAGAAGTAGGTGATGTCGTATTTTTAACGTCTGATTTAGACCAATCAATGCCTATGACGATTGAAGAATTATCTGAGTGTGATTGTGGTGTGTTAAACGCAGATGTTGTGTGGGCTGATTTCGGTGATATTAAACGTGATTCGTTTGATTTAAAATGTTTGGTGTGTTTGGAAATGTTGGATTAACAATTGTTTGTTCCTTTTAACCCTTAATTGATTTATTTCAATTAAGGGTTTTTTATTGCCTAAAATAAACTAAATCATTTACAATTTTGTAAAATTATGCTATACTCGCAATTTACTATAACTAGGAGTTTTGAAAATGGGCGCAGATATAAAATACATTGGGACACAAGGTCGGAATATACAAATCCTATCTATACTTATGTAACTACTTGGGCTAACAGACCTAATATTAAATCGTTAAGTCCTTTTGTGGATAGAATTATTATCACAGACGTAGGTATAGGTGGTTCTGAGTGGTACTCAGATGGAACTCGATATAGGGCTGTTGGTGGAAGTGTTGATTTAGCACGAGTAATGACGGGCGGAATATCTACATCTACATCAACAACGGCTCTTGAATCCGTGAAGCTGCATGGCGGATTAGCTAAGATTGGGATGTCATTACATTAGATTCGTTACTAGGAAAAGCCGTGGCAGCAGGTGATGCTGGAGTAATGGGTTTCCTTGGCGGCGTAAGTGGGACATCATCTGACCCAACTATAAGTCAATCGCCGACAGGAACTCCCGCTGGAAGCGGTCTAGTTCATTACAAAACGGCGTTTAAATTGATTTCCACAACTCAGATACAATTTATAACAATTCCTGTTGGATATGTAGGATCACAATCAAACTCCTCACTTTCACCTAGCGGGATTATAGCGAGCTTAGACACAACAATAGATGAGTATCTGACTCTTTGGCACAGATTTTCAGCAGCAGCTACAACCACAGTGACAGCGGTAAATTTACAAGTAACCCTAAAAACCTGCGGCTAATACACTTATTTATTAAACAAAACACTTGACATCGCTTAAACACTATGATACTATCGCATCAGATTTACAAATAACATATTTTTTAACTAAACACAAGGATTTATTACCAATGACGTTTCAAGATTTTTTAAAAGAAGTAAAAGTACAATTAGCTAACACAGGTGTAGAACTCACGAATGATAAAGTTCGTGCAGTTGTTGATTGTGTGTTCACTACTGTGTCTGCTAACGATGAAGTTCGTATTCCTAACTTCGGTTCGTTTAAGACGAAAGTTCGCGCAGCTCGTCCAGCACGAGCAGGACGTAATCCAGCTACAGGTGAAGCAATGGACTTACCTGCTACGGAAGCTAAAAATTACCTCGCGTTTAAACAAGCTAAGTAATTTAAATTGTTCTTAACTGTAAGAACCTATATTTATAGTATGGGTTCTTATAAAGAAGGTGGATATGACAGAAGAAGAGATTATTAAATTAGTTACAGAAACACTACAGAAATCCAACAGTAGTTCAGATGTAAAATCTAATTTTATTTCAAGATGGATAAGAAAAAGGCTACAAGAACCTAGCACTTATCAAGGTTTAATAATTATAATCCCAATCATTCTGACCTATTCTTTAGAGATTGATTCCGAAACAGCAACCAAGATTGTGATAGGTTCGCTAGCATTAGTAGCTGGACATAATGTAGTTAGAAGTGAAACAGATGAAAATTAAATTATTACCAGAACAGAGTTATCTACATGAATGTTTCAATTACGATTCTGAAACAGGAGAGTTGTATTGGAAAGAAAGACCGTTAAGTCATTTCAAAAATATGCAATATACTAACGCTTGGAATGTTAAAAACGCTAATAAAAAGGCAGGTGTTGCTGGAACTAGAGGTTATATTGCAATAAAAATAAACGGTATAAAATATAGAGCGCACAGAATAGTGTACAAAATGATATACGGTACAGACCCAAATCATATAGACCATATTAACTTCAATACATCAGATAACAGAATTGAAAATATCAGAAATTGCACACATACTGAAAATCATCAGCATTCAAAAAGACAAATAAATAACACTACTGGGTTCAAAGGAGTTACTGCAACTAAAAGTAACAAGTTTAGAGCGAGAATAACTGTAAATTCAGTACGTTTAAACTTAGGCTTGTTTGATACAGCAGAAGAAGCGTATAGTAAGTATTGTGAAGCAGCGCATCTGTATTTTGGCGAATTTTTATATTTAGAAGATAGCATAGATAATTTTAATAATTAAGGGGTGAATATGAGTAAAATCAGTAAAGCGTTAAAAAAAGCAGAACACGGAATCGAACACGCAGCTAAAGATGTAGGCTCTGCCGTAGAAGGCATTGCTACACAAAAGATTGCTGAAACGATTGTTGATGTATTGACTAATCCTGAAGTAGACGACGTAGTAGTAGAAGCCGTTGAGGTAGCTATTTAATGACAAGCACAGTTTCAACACATCCGCTATATGATGAATCAATCGAAGATTGGTTGATTATGCGTGATTGTTACAAAGGTGAGAAACAAGTTAAATCTAAAGGACAGACGTATTTACCTGCTACAGGCGGTCAAGTTTTAGATGGAATGAGTGTTAGTGAAGATGGTTATAAGTCCTATGAATCTTATAAGAAACGCGCTGTCTATCACAACTTTGTGCATGATGCAGTCGAAAGTTATATCGGATTGTTACACTATAGACCGACACAAATCAAATTACCGCCAGAAATGGAATTCTTGCGTACTAAAGCGACGATTAACGGTGATAATTTAGACCATTTATTGCGTAGAATTCATTCACAACAGTTCATTACAGGTCGTGTAGGTTTATTGCTAGATATTGACTCAAGTGGTAGTGGTAATCCGTATATTGCAATGTACAATGCAGAAAACATCGTCAATTGGGATGAAGGTTCTGACAACGTAGGATTTAATGCCCTTAACTTAGTTGTGTTGGACGAAACCACATGGATGCGACAAGGGGTGTCATGGTCAGAACAACCTCGCTATCGGTTCTTAGCGTTAGGTGATTTTAATGTGAATGAAGAAGATTATCAGAATGCAACATATTCACAATCTGTGATGAACTATTCAAACGAAAATCCTACGTTAGAATCCTTCGTGACACCTATTTATCGTGGTCAATCCTTAAATGAAATCCCCTTTGTGTTCGCTAACTCGAAAGATATTTTAGCGACACCTGATGTACCACCGTTATTAGGTTTAGCGAATCTATCACTTGCCATCTATCGGGCTGAAGCGGATTATCGTCACACTTTGTATATGCAAGGACAAGATACCTTAGTTGTGGTAGGTGGTATTAGTCATGGACAAGACGAAGCAACTCGTGTTGGCGCAGGTGCAAGAATTGATGTTGATATGGGTGGTGATGCGAAGTTTATCGGTGTGAGTTCATCTGGTTTGGCTGAAATGCGTCAAGCAATTGAGAACGATAAACAAGCGGCTGTGACAAAAGCTGGTCAGTTGATGAATGGAAATTCTAAACAAGAATCAGGTGACGCACTTAAAATTCGTATGGCTGCACAAACGGCTAACTTAAATCAAGTTGCTGTCACATCTGCTTATGCACTCGAAGAATTGTTGAAGAAGTGTGCTAGATGGATGGGATTAGATGATTCAAAAGTTGAAGTTATTCCTAACTTACAGTTCTCTGACAAAGATATGAAAGGTCAAGACTTTGCACAGTTGATTGCTGCTAAAAATACAGGCTTATTACCGTTAGCTGATAAAACAGTTCATACAATTCTTAAAGACCAAGGTTATACGAAACTTAGTTATGAAGAAGAACGTAAGTTAATGAAAGAGGATGACTTATCTCCTCCGATAGAAGTTCCTGATAATTCAAGTAACGGAGTACAACAACCGACAGCATCGATGAATGTTGACCGTGTTACTGTGAATAATGACCCGATTAACGGAGATTGAACTGAAGCACGACAGTATAACAAGTTGCATCGAACTGTGCTGAGTAGACACAGGATAATAAAAGACTCAACTTACCGAACCAATGGTGGTTCACAAAATGGGCAATGGTGTCCGACAAAACGAGAGATATTAAAATGGCATTAGAATACGAAATTACAAGTTTAGATTCATTAGATGAAACACTACATTCATTCTACACACCAACGGCTGATGGTAGCAAATATGTGTTGGATGTAGCAGGTGTGAAACCGTTAAGTGAATTCACGAAAGTGCAAGGCGCATTAGAAAAAGAACGCAATGACCACAAACAAGTCAAAGCGAAGTTATCACATTTTGGCGAATTAGACCCTGAATCTGTACAAGCACAATTAGCGAGAATCGCTGAATTAGAAGAATTAGCGAAAGGTTCTACGGTAGATGTAGCTAAGTTAGAAGAAATGGCAAATGCACGCGCAAAAAGTCAAACACAACCTTTGATGGCTGAACGTGATGCAATTTCTAAGAAAGCGGCTGAATTAGAACAGCGTGTTGCGTACTTTGAACAAGTAGACCGTCAACGTCGAATGAATGATGAATTTGTGGCTAAAATCAAAGCTGCTAAAATTGACCCTCGTTTTGAAGAAACCGTGCTAATGAAAGCAGAACGCTTATTCACAGAAACTGATGATGGTAAATTCTTAACGAAAGACGGTATCAACGGTGTGACAGGTTATATGCCATTTGAAGTGTGGTTAAGTGAACAACAAGCAAGTAACCCTTATTACTGGGGTGATAACGTAGGTGGTGGTGCAAAAGGTGGTAATGGAGCGTATAAAGGCAACAATCCTTTTGCGACAGGTAATTTAACTGAACAAGCACAGATGTGGACAGAGAACCCGACCTTAGCGGAAAGATTATCTAAACAAGCTAAATAAATGCTTGACACTGTGATTATAGTGTGAAATAATTACCTCCAGTTAAGATTATCTTTTTCTAGCAATAGATAAGATAATCTTATTAAGAATTCTAAACAGAGTTTTTAATAAGATTTCATAGTCTTGGTTTGTTCTCATTTTTAGTCCTCCTACACTCGACCCTTTAATAATTAAAACTGTTAAAGGGTTTCTTTTTATTCATCGAAAATAAATTTGACATCTACACTAAATAATGCTTGACTTTTAAATACTTTTCGTGTAGCATACAGCGATAAATCTACATGGGTAGATACAATACACAATTAACTTTCAATTACTTGCATGGGCAAAGGATGAAATATGAATAAATCAATTAACTAATTTAATAAAGGAATTTCCAAATGGCAGTCGCAACTTTAAGTACAGCGTTATTAGTACCACAAGTATTTAATCCGTATGTGTTCTTACGCACACAAGAAAAATCAAAACTCATTCAATCAGGTGCTGTTGCACGTTCAGGCTTCTTAGACAATTTCTTGTCTGGTGGCGGTAACATTGTAACAATGCCTTTCTACAAAGATTTAGTTCGTAACGTATCTAACGTATCGAGTTCAGATGATACCGCTACTTCTACTCCGAATGCAATTACAGGCGCGTCAATCGTTCAACAACGCTTGAGCAGAAACCAATCATGGACTGCTGCTGATTTAGCAGCAGATTTAACAGGTGCAGACCCGTTAAAAGGTATTGGTGACCGTGTAGCATCTTATTGGGCTTGGGATTTACAAAAAACATTCCTTGCTACCTTAGCAGGTGTATTTGCTGATAACGATGCTGCGGCATCAGGTTCAGATACGCATACACAATATGATTTAACTTATGATGCTTCAACAAACACAGGTTTGCCTTCAGGTACACCACAATCAGCAAGTGATACAACTCGTTTCTCTGCTGAATTGTTGATTGATACCTTAGCAACAATGGGTGATAGTGCGGATGGTTTGCGTACATTGTTAGTACACCCTGTTGTATATGCGCGTATGTTAAAACGTAACATGATTACTTTTGTACCTGATTCACAAGAAAAACGTAACATTCCAACATTTATGGATATGGAAGTTGTGTCTGATAATATGATGCCAGCAGGTGTTTCTGGTACAGGATTGGCTGGTAAATACTACACTTACATCTTAGGTAGTGGTGCATTACAATTAGGTATGGGTTCTCCTCGTATTCCTAGTGAAGTGTTCCGCGCTCCTAACGGCGGTAATGGTGGTGGTATTGAAACCTTATACAGTCGTCAAGAATTTGTGGTTGCACCTGAAGGTACTTCGTACATCGGTACTGCTACAGAAGGCGGTGCAAGTAATACTGCATTAGCGACTGCTGCTAACTGGTCGCGTCGTTACCCTGAACGCAAACAAGTCAACATTGCTCGTTTAATTACACAAGAATCTTAATAATTTAACCCTTCCTTTGCTTTGTGTGAAGGAAGGGTATTTACAGGAATATAAAATGGCAGAATTATTAGACGTTTTAAAAGCATTAGACCCGAATGACGCAACCTTGTGGACAGATGACGGTTTACCTATGTTAGATGCTGTTAAAGCATTAACAGGTGATAGTAAATTAACTCGTTCAGCACTCAATAAAGTCGCATTAGGGTTAACTCGTGATACTGTGGCAACGTACACAACTGCTCCAGTTGATGCTAGCGTAGCTACTGTAGAAGAAGTTATTGTGGTTGAAGAACCTGTACAATCTTTGTCACAAGATGAAGTGAAAGCCGCAATCGCGGTAGCCAGTGCTGAATTCGAGGAGCTTCGTAATAAAGCAGATTCTACAGAAACTGAATTAGCTAAATTACAAAAACAAGTAGATGAATTATCATCACAGCTCGTAAAACCAACACCTAATGAAGAATTCGCAGAAGCAATCTCACATTATGTAGCTGCGACAGCAAAAGAACGTATGGAACGCTCTGAAAAACTTAAAAAGTTTGAAGAATTAGGTTTGTCGTTTGATGATTTAAAAGAATTATTCCCACAATTAGCCAGAGTATAAGATATGAGTGACGATACATACAGTTTCTTTGAAGTTGAACAGACGATTAGCGGTGTTGTACGCAAGTTACCTAAACACAGTACAACGGCTGTTGTTAGAAGTAACTGTTTGTTCGCACCCGCTTTATCTACGCTTGTTGTACACATTTCAGCTACAGCTACTGTGGTTGTTAAAAGTAATGCTTTTGGTGAAACTGCTAAAGATGCTACCTTAACTACACTTTCTGCAACAGGTAGACATGTTATCGCATCTGCGGACAAAATTGTGTTAGATGTCACTGCTAATACTGGAACAGTAACTGCAATTCTTATTTGTAATGAGGATTAACTCTCATGCCACTTAAAAAAGGTTACAGTAAGAAAACGATTTCATCGAATATCAGAACCGAAATGAAATCAGGAAAATCACAAAAGCAAAGTATTGCAATCGCTCTATCTGTGGCTAAGAAAGCGAAAGCTAAACGTAAGAAATAAGGAGTAATTTATGGCTAAGTGGATTCCTGACTTTAGAGTAGGCGATGATTATAACATTAAGCTAACTGTGAATGATGTAGCAGGGATTGCTGTTGATATTACAGGTTATAAGTTTTGGTTGACATTAAAAGCGAGTTATGATAATTCAGATGCTCAAGCCGCTATGCAGTTTGTGACTACTGTAGGTGATAATGTAAATGATGAAGCACTTAACGGTATTTGTTATTTAACTGTCCCTGCTAGTGTGACCAAACAAGTTCCTGTAGGTCGATATTATTATGATATTCAACAAAAAGTAGGCTCAAGTATCACAACAGTATTACCGCCTATTGCAGATTATAAAGATAAAGTTGTTGTTGTGCCTGAAGTGACGGAAGCGATTGTATGACAGATATTATTGTAAATCAAAATCAACAAACTATTCAAGTATCCCCTGTTGTTCAAACGGTAGTACAAGCATTTCCCGCAGGTCTAAAGGGAGATAAAGGTGAAAAAGGAGATTCTGGCGTTCCTCAAATAATCGCTTCTGATGGACTGGCTGTACATCCTAATTCAACAACGAATCACTCTTTCGGTTACGATTCTTCTGGTAATTTAATTTCTGATACCTATACAGATAGCAACAGCAATACTTATACGCAAACTTTCACTTGGACAAACGGTAATTTAACTGCAACTAGCAATTGGGTGAAACAATGAGTTTTATAGTTGAAGCGGCGAAAGCTGGCGTTGAGTTTAAGAAGGATAGAGGGACTGCGGGTGGGTATGCTCATACACCTGTTGCTGAGTACCCAATCAAAGAGGTTGGAGTTATAAACCCTAACTACCCTGTCGGGGACGTTAGACGTTATGGTATTTACCCAGATGGGTCGGACGTATTAAACATTACGTTTAATGCGACAACTACTTTAGCTGCGTCTGCTGGGGCATTTAACAACAATATGATAGGCATGGTAGTTTGTTCGCCTTTGTCAACAGGTAGTTACGGTGGCACACCTCCAAAAATAATCTCAATACTACCTGATGGGTCGGGTGCAACTTTAAATATAGCCGCAACTGGCTCAGGCACGGGGAACGCAAGAATAGGGACATACTGGGAAAGAGATTATGCAACACGCCTGGCAAATGTATTAACTAATTCCACTGTTCCTGGCATTACTATTGATTGGGTTGCTGGACTGTACTGCACATCCTTTAATTTAAACTCCAGCCATTCTAAGGCTAAAATGCACTTCCAACAGGGGGCTGAATTCTCAGGTTTGATTCATATTATCCCCAGTGCAGGGTTTCCTTCTACCGCGTCAGCTCTCTCTGACTTAATACTATCTGGACACATAACCACTTACGATAGATTTGGAGCTATAGGGGTGCAAGACTCCGACCTATCCCTTCTAAACGTAATTTGCAAATCAGACGCAACTAAACATTTGACAGGAATTTATGGTAGAGGAGTACATATGTATTCATCTATTACAAACACAAAATTTGGTAACTTTATAGTAGAGGATTGCCCATGTATTGGCACAGTGTACAACACAGACGGGGCGTTTGTTGTAGATTCATCAGACTGCCACGATAATACCTACGGGGATATTTGGGTTAAAGATAGTGCTGGTCATGGGGTATATCTTATTGGCGCAAATCAAACAGTTAACTCTATTCGCGTAGACGGCTGGGGGTACGGTACACATGATAGGACGTTACAAGAAGCTCAGACTTTATCACAATCTAAGGAGCTAACAGGTGTATGGCTAAAAAGATGCTCTGGATTAAAAGTTGATAACATCACTGTTAATCAAATTGCTGGAACACGGAGCAATGCGTTGTATGACTTTAGAATTGAAGATACACAAAATGCAATTTACACACCACCATCGTGGACGGTACCAAAAATTCACTCGTTAGAATGCTTGTCTATTACACATAGAGGTATATCTATCGGGGATATTAACAACCCAGGAAATATCGCATTGGCTCAAATAGATTATATAGACGTAGCTAATGCTTCTGGATGTACTGTGGACACTGGGTATAGTTATATAACAATCGCAGCAGGTAGTCCGCCATCTGGCTCATTTAGAAGCTGTTTATACAATACAAGAATAAAAGCATTAAGTAAATCAACGCAAGGCAACCCTATTATTAACACTGTTATCACGGTCAAAGCCTACACAACTCTTGTATCGGAGTTGATAGATACATCATACGGACACCCAGGTACTGTGTTAGTAATGTTAGGTGAGTGTTTTATCGGTGCAATGAGGCATAATCAAACAGGCAACTCAACATCCCCTACGACTATTATTATTGGTCCAAATAACGATGGTGTAGTCAATATAGGGTGCATTAGGGCGGATGCTCAGTATTTGCCATCCATAACCCTTCTTGATTTACCTTCGGCATCAAAGTTCGATATAGGTAAGGTTTATTCCACTGGCTATCGAGGTGTTGGAGTTGTTAGAATGAACACATCATCAAACGGAATTGTAAGAATTGGGCGGTTATCCGATACCACTGCCGCTGGAACAGGTATTCGGTGGCAAGGATGTACTGATGTGGCGGTTGAGGGTGGAACAGTCACGGGGTTCTTAAAAGGTATTTATGCAACTACATCTACCAACGTGCGTTGCCGTGCAACGAGCTTGAGTGTAACTGGAAATACTACAAATACTGATTTAGCAAGTGGGCAAGTGTCTGTTGATGCAACAAGCCAGAATGTTACTTTATAGCCTCGTCCTGACAAACAAATTAAGATGACTCAATCAGGCAGACAAGACTTATGAAAAGAATAGCTTGGCAAAACCCAATAACAAAAGGCTTAACGTCTGCAATAACAAGGAGTGATTATGAGTGATTTAGATTACGGTGTTATTGCTTCTGATAATAACATTATTTTCCCAGAATATGTAGCAGCGCATAATTTTACTTACGATAGTTCAGGTAATTTAATTACAGACACGTTTGTTGATTTTAACGGTTTTACTTATAAACAAACATTTACATGGTTAAATGGAAATCTGACTAATACAGGTCTGTGGACTAAACAATAATGAACGAGCTTCTGTTCTATGCACATTTAGCAGATAAATCCTATTGTGATGAATTGAGTTTAAACGAATTTACGACACGATTCATCGACGCTGAAGGATGTCAAGCATATATTTTGACAGATAGAAAAAATCAATATGTTGTGTTCAGAGGAACAGACGAATTAAAGGATTGGTTCATCGATTTATCGTTTAAACCCACTTGTGATGGAATTCAAAGTGGGTTTAATGAATATGCAAACGCTATTGTATCTAAACTGATTGATGAAGTTGATATGTCAAAAGAAGTCATCTTTATCGGTCACAGTTTAGGCGGAGCAGTCGCGTTGATTCTAGCGCCGTTATTTAACGCTAGAGTCATAAGTTTTGGTAGTCCTAGAGTTGGTACAGAGAAGTTCATAAACGTCTTGTCAGAAGCAAAAATAAACCATTTACGAGTTGTTAATAGATTTGATTACGCACCGTATATTCCAATGTATCCTTACAGACATTACGGTAAAAAAATAACACTAAAAGGTAATCAGATTCTATTCGCGCATAATATGGCTTCTTACATTAAAAACATCAATAAGTAGTTGACAAAGATTAAAAATAATGGTAAAATCGAAGAATCACAATATGATTAAAATAAATTGGAGTTAATATGGCATTTGTAGTAGAAGATGGAACTGGATTATCGAATGCTAACTCGTATTGTGATTTAACATTCGCAGCGTCTTATTTTGAAGATAGGAACGCAGTGACTTGGGATGTATTAGATGATGATATTAAAAAAGCATCTTTAATTCTTGCGACAGATTATATTGAAATGCGATTCGGAAGTCAACTACGAGGTACTAAATTTAATTTATCACAATCGTTATTCTTTCCAGCTACACTTACATCAGGTTTGCCAATTGATACGTTCATTTACGATGAACTCGACCCGACATTAGTTTTAGGTGTAGATATTCCTACCGCAATCAAAAAAGCCACTTGTGAATATGCGATTAGAGCGAGTAAAAATACGCTCATTAAAGACGTTGCGTCAGATGCGATGATGAGTAGTCGTGTTAAAGTCGGTTCAATTGAAAAAGAAACTAACTTCGGTTATAACTCAAGACGCGCTGATTTATTTGCATCGTATCCTACAGCAGATTTACTCATCAAACCGTATCTTAAATCAAATCCAACACAGGTGATTCGATGAACTGGTCTGAATTAGCTTTAACGGTAGATGATATTGTGACTGAATTTGGTCAGAGAATCACAGTAACTCGAAATATGTACGGTGAATATGATGTTGATACAGGTTTAGTTACTAACACACAATCAACTTATGTGTTAAATGGTGTGTTATTTGATTATGGTGAAAAAGATATTAACGGTACAACGATTTTAAAAGGCGATAAGAAGCTCCTCGTTCAACCAACAGGAATTTCTACAATTGAAAATAGCGACATTATTACTGTGAACGGTAAAGATTACACTGTGGTGAATGTTACGGAAACGAATCCAGCAGGAATAAACTTATTATTTGAAGTAGCGTTACGAGGAATCGCGTAATGAATCTGAATCAGTTGGAAGGATATTTCACAAAGAAGGTTCATGATAGAGCGAAGGTTGTTGTGGACAACACACTTAATCTAATGGTTGATGAATTGATGTATCGTTCACCTGTAGGACAGCCTGATATGTGGTCATTTCAACCAGAAGATTATACACCAGGTAAATATAAATCAAACTGGTTACATTCCATTGGTTCACCTGTGTACGTTGAATTAGAAGATACTCGTGATAATTCATTTCAACAAAAAGATTGTGAAACAGGTAGAAGATTAAAGCAACAAATTGCGTCAAATAAACTATTGTTCACGAAACATTATTTTACCAATGATGTGTCTTATGCTAAAGCAATTGAATACGGTAGTGCTATTCATAATCCTCAGTCACAATCAAAACCTCATGCTGTAGCAGGATTAGTTACACAACAAACGTCATCATTTTTAGCTAAAGCGAAGCAGGTATCGAAATGAGTCAAATATCAATTCGTTCTGCATTAGAAACACAACTCGCTACTCTCACACCAAAAGTTTCAACACAATTTGAAAATGTAGCGTTCACACCTGTTACAGGTATTCCGTATCAATCAGCGTATTTAATGATGAATACACCTGATGACCCTGTGATATTTTCACCAGGTATGTATCGAGAAAGAGGAATTTTTCAAGTTACACTTCGTTATCCATTAGGTAACGGAACAATAGCTGTTATGACACAAGCAGAGAAAATCCGCGCAGTATTTAAACGTGGAACTGTTTTAATGAAAGATAATCGCCGTATTGTGTGCGATAAAACACCAGACATTCGCGTTTTACCTAATGAGGTGGACCGATTTGTAGTGGTTGTAAGGGTATTCTTTACAGCCGATATTTTTGCTTAATCGATTAAGATAAAAGGAGTTCAACATGGCTATTGCCAGTAATATTTTTAAACAATTAATTTATGTACCAGAAACCACACTAGGTGTGGTTGAATTAGAACCGACTACAACGCAAACAACAGCGACTATTACAGGTGTAACAGCTCCTGCTGCTGGCGGTACTTATAACATTGGTGATGATGAAATTAAAATTACGTTAAGCTCAGGTACAGCTTCAACGTATTTAAACATCGGTACTAAAATTGTATTTAGTAACAGTACACAAGTTTATTACACTACTACATTGGTTGATACAACAACCACATCTGTAACCATCAAACTTGATAGAGGTATTGTTATTGCGCCAGTTATCGGAACAACTACAGCAACTCAAGCATGGACATCTGCTGGTAAAAAATTAAAACCTAAGAAGTTGCGCCGTGTATCTTCAAACTTGGATTTGAAAAAAGAATCCTATTCAAGTAACGAAGTAAACAGTTCACAACAAATTGTTGACTATCGTATTGGCGCACAGACAATTGATGGTACATTATCCGCAGAATTGTCGTCTTATACTTATAGTGAATTCATCTCAGCTTTATTGCGTAAAGACTTCTATTCGCCTGAAGAATTTGCTTTAACTGTAGCAGGAACACTAGCTGTTGCACCAGCTAACACTGTTAAAGGACAAGGCGTTGCAACAGCTAACGTAGCTATTATTACTCCTAACTCGGCTGACCAAGGTACAGTAGGTACTGAAGATGCTGGAACTTTAGCGAGTAATAAATTCGCAGGTATTAAAGTTGGCGAAATCTTCTCTATTTCTAATGTAGGAGCTTCTACAGCGACTGCTAATGGTGCATCAGTAGCGAACATACCTTTGTTAGTTATTGCTAAAGATATTACAACACAAGCACTAACAGTAGTAGCTGCTAACACAATGGAATCTGTTACGTTTGTAGGTGGTTCACTCGCAATCGGTACTAAATTCCAAGTTTTAGGACAAAAATCATTTGTACCGTTGTCAGGGCATAAGAAAAAATCGTTCCAATTAGAACATTATTATTATGATATTAGTCATGAACAACCAAATCAAACAGATGCTCCTTATTCTGAATTATTCAAAGGTGTTCGTATTACGCAAGGGGCTGTGAAGTTACCAACAAGTGGTTTGGCTACTGTAGATTTCACGGTTATGGGGACTTCGATGACTACCCCATCAACAGAAACTGTGAAATGGGATAGAAGTACATCTACTTCTGGTGCATGGGATAAAGATAAATCGATGATGGAAACATTGTCAGGTGATGTTCCTTTAGACCCTGCAATTGATGCTGTATATTCTTCTGCTGTAGGTAACTTGTACATTAAAGATAAAAAAGGTGCAAGTGGTCAAATTTACAAAGTTGGTTTGATTACCTCTTTGGATTTCACAATTAACGGTAATGGAGAAACTCTAAAAGTTATTGGTTCTACTACATCTCCTGACGTAACATTAGGTAAAGTAAACGTAAGTGGTAATGCGAGTATTTATTTCCAAGATACTGTATTCCGTGATATTTTCTTGAACTCAGAAGATGCTACATTGATTGCTGTGTTTACAGAATCTTCTTCAAACACAGTTAATTCTGCATTCATGTCGTTTGTGTTTCCTCGTATTAAAACAGGCGGTGCATCAAAAGACGATGCACAATCTATTGTGATGACAGTTCCTTTTACGGCATTGTTGGCGGATTCTTCACAAGGGTATGAAGCGACAACTTTGAGCATTCAAGAATACTCACAAACTGCGTAGTTTAAAAACGTATTGTTCACAAATAACCTCTCTAGTTCAATACCGAGAGGTTATTTTTTGTATAAAAATCATGAACGTCTTTAATCGGTATTAAATACTTTTTACCTCCTTTAACGAATGTATGGTAACTGTTAGGAAAATTACCTCTGATAACTCTTTTAGTTAAAGTACCTTTTGTTAGATTTAACAAATCTGCTAATTCTTTAGTGCTAAATTCAGTATCGTCGGGTAAATTAGAAATGTTAGCTAAATAGTGTGGGAACTCTTTATTGAATAATTTTTCATCTCTTATTTTAGATAATTTCTCTACTATTTCTTTAGCTAATGGTTTTCCTAAATGAACTAAAGACATATTCTTCTTAGCTTCTTCACTCGCTTTCATTCCAATATGAGATTGTCTAGTTTTCTCTTTATGTTCTTCTGATTTAGGTACACCTTTTAAAGCAATTGATATTTTTAATCTAGCTTCATCACTGCTTTTCCTACCTAATAATTTCTGCCTATTCGCTTCTATTTGTTCAGGCGTTTTAATTCTCCCTCTATTCTTATCTCCAATCTTTCTCTTAATTTCATCCGACAAAGTATGATTTAAACCACCTTCTCTTAGATTATATCCATTTGGAGATAAAGTACCGTGTTCTTTAATATAAAATTCTTCATACTTATTAGCTTCATCAATCGTTAAGTTCTTCAATAAGATTTCAACTTTCATATTTTCAAAACCATATTTTAAAATAGCATCTCGGATAGCTAAACAACCGCTAGTCGTTTTATTATGTTCCCGCATTCTTTTTTCAAAGTTCATCGTTTGTCCAACATAACTTTTACCATTCGGACTCGTAATCATATAGATACAATGTAATCTTTCTTCCATTTTCAACTCCTATCACCAAACAAAATAAAATACAACAAAAAACTTGACATCTTCCAATCACTATGCTATTATCGCGTGTATTGCAATTAGGCAATAAAATTTTAACATAACTATTGGAGATATACAATATGGCAATTTCATTAAGTTCATTAAACGTAGAAAAAAAATGCGACACACCTTACAAATTGGACATCATTGACGAACAGTCTGGTGCGGTTACTGGTATTACAATTGATATTATCGGCGAACACAGTAAAGTGATTTCTGATTTAGTAGCGAAAGCAGTAAACGGTAAACGTGAAGCACAACGTATTGCAACTAAAAAGGGTAAAGACGCTCCTGTTGAGAAAGTCGAAGACGACATTATGTTCGGCATTGAATTAGCAGCAAAACGTATTGTTGGTTGGTCAGGTATTGAAGAAGCCTTCTCACCTGAATTAGCGATTGAATTAGTTAAAACTAATCCGTCAATCCGTGAACAGGTTATGACTGCGAGTTCTAACATGAGTAACTTCACAAAGTAATTCTATCTCCATAGAAAAAAGACGAACCCTGTTAATTTAATTATTGACAGGGTTTTTCTTTGCGTGTAGAATGTGTAAAGTGCTTGACAGACTAATTAAATTATGGTAGCATATCCGTAATGTCTGAAAGCATTATAAAACACATCAAAATATCTTTTATGAATATGGGCGGTTAGGGTTCGATGTTACCCTCTTTCAGAACTGCCCTCCATAAAGGAAACCTCAAAATGACTAATTTAGTTATCTCAAACGTAGTAATCAAACAAGACGAAAATTTAAGATTCCGTCTAAACGACCTTCATAAAGCATCTGGTGGGAAATCACACAAACGTCCTCAATTTTGGTTAGATAATCCTAGCACTAAGGAGCTTGTTGCTGAAATTAGCGCGGCTACCATGGTAGCTTCGGATATAAATCAACAAGTTATAGAGCCTTTAATCGTGATTAGCGGCGGAAATAAGCAAGGGACGTATGCTTGTAAAGAACTTGTTTATGCTTATGCAATGTGGCTTAGCCCTACTTTTCATCTTCATGTAATTAGAGCTTACGATACTTTAGTTGTGCAAGAGAAAACTGAGCTTGAATGGAAAGCGATTCGCGGTAGTGTGAAACAAGAATACAAAAACATGACCTTTGCGACCAAACTTAGCTACGAAGAAAAAGGTAAAGTCGCACCGTTCTTTGCGTACACAACAGAAGCGGATTTACTAAATCTTATTGTGCTTGGAATGAGAGCTAAGAAATACAAAGAAGTCTTAAATTTAGATAGTAACGCTAATATCAGAGATGGATTAAACAAAGTTCAATTAGATGCGTTTGAATTTCTCGAATCTCACAACGCTGTATTCATCAATGCTGAGATGGATTATTCTGAACGAGCAATTAAATTAAAAGGCTTGTTTGATAAACGATTTAAAGATAAAATACTATTGTCATTAGACAATCAATCACAACCAACTTTATTAGGAGCTTAAAATGATTAAATTAAAATCTGATTTTGAATATGTAAACGATGATGAATCTTTAAAATTCTTAGAAATTAAAAATGAAATTCTATCGTTTTTGGCAACGGAAAATCCAATTCCGTTAAGTTATATTAGCGACTATAATTGTTTGTATGAATATACACCTCTTTATACTGGTGCGATTTCGTAAGTAACTGTTAATTCATTTGAACCTAGCCTATCATTGTGATAAGCTAGGTTTTTATTTATCTAGGAGAAAGAAATGAATAACCAAGAACTAATCAAACTACGCAATGAGATTATGGGTTGCTTTACTTGTGATGAAGAAGTGGCTGATGGCGGAGATAGTGTGATTGAGAGTAGGATTGATGAGGTATTATTTGAAAACGGAATTAAATATTTTATTGAAAATAACATTTACGAAGGATGTTCTGTTGGATATTTTATAAAGCATTTATCTGATTTAAGAAAAAATTTAGGTGATTCTGTTTGGATTACATTTTTTAAACGCTGGTCAGGTGAGAACGGTTTTAAAATTGATAATAGCACATTGGATACTTTGACGGTTAGTAATTCTGATGGTTATTTTGTGATAACTTACTGTTCTAATGAAAATGTTTTAAAGATAGCTGGTCGTAAGAATGTAACATATTCTATTTGTGATGAAAATGATTTTAACTACGCATTACTACGATACTAAATAAATAAAAACCCGACCTAAACCATCGGGTTTTTATTTATCATCACTACTTGACTTTTACCATCATTTATGAAATAATAATTAGACCAAATCCATGTCTAATTACTTATGAAAATACTCCCTATCGACGAAACACCTTATGTTTTTGAAGTTACCTCTGAACTGACAGGTAAAGGGATAGGTTTATTTATCACTGTGACATCAGCTCATGCAGAACAAGCATCTACCACATTAAAATCACAGGTTATACTAGCACAACGTATCGCTGAGTTTCAAAACGGTCATTCTACTGTGAATGAATTGGAACTCGAAGTTCTTGCCGCATCAAGTCGAATTGTCGGTTGGGATGGAATCACTGAACCTTTCACGAAAGAGAATGCTCACACATTGTGTTCGACTAATCCATTCATTAGGCATCAGATTCTTCGCGTATCAAACGAATTATCGTCTAAATTGGACACAATGGTCGAAGGATTGATTAACTTCGCTAAACATGAATTAGAATTGTCTAGCAAACAAAAAGACGGTTCTACACTTAAAGAACAGTTAGAATCTATCAAACGTCAAACAGGCGTTACTCCACCACAATTAGAATGTGAACCTATACCAGATTGCGTCGTATATTTGTGGGAATTTATCCTAGATTTGAATTCAACACGACAATCAGGTATGGGTGTAAATGCGATTAGTTACACAGAAATTGTGGCATGGTGTACATTGACAGGGAATAAATTATCACCTTATGAAACACGAGTTATTAAGATGTTAGATAGGGTATTTTTAGAGCATTACAATAAACAATCAGAAACCGATAAATAAGGAATTTAAAGATGTCAGAAATCGATAATAGCGTCAGTATTGAAGTTAAAGTAACGGATAATGCGAGTAGTACGTTACAGAGTGTGGGCGAGAAAGCGGCTACCGCAAATACTAATCTTAGCGCGTTAGAAAAGACTTTAAAAGCAATCAATGATATTGAATTAAAATTTAAATCATTTGATACGAATCCTTTAGCTGGTGTCGAAGAAAAAATCAATAAGAATAAAAAGGAATTAGAAAAGCCAATTAAAATAACAGTTGATATTGATAATGTTGAAAAGATTTCTAAGTCGATGGACGCTACAGTAAAAAAGGTAAGCGAATCTGTATCGAAAATAAATTCTTTAATAGCTGATATTAGTCACAAAGAAATTATCATTGGTTTGCTGATAGATAACAAAAATATAGGTCAGCAAGTAGCTAACATCTCTAGGGAAATAAATACACAATTACAAAACTCAGTTAAAGCGTCAGTAGTTGTTACTGCTGAATATAACAAAATGGCTACCGATAGACCTAATGTAGCTGCTACTCGCGCGTCAGACGGTGTGAACTATAAAGAGTGGGAGAGAGATTTAAAAGGATATTTAGACGCTAAAAAACAGATTGATAATCATTATAATGAATTAGGAGCGATTCATTTAAAATATATGGCTGATGAAAAAGCTAGAAAAGATAAAGAGTTGTCTGACCAACGTAGTTATAACTCTGCATACGAACAAGCTATTCAAACTGATATGGAAAGAGAACTTGCTGCATGGAGAGCGCGTAGACAAACATTAAAAGAAATTGATGCTGCTATTCTTGCTGATAAAATTGCACACACTCACGCGATGACTGCTGCGATGTCACAATCATCTACCTATGTTCCACCACGTTTATCTTCAATGACTTCTCAAATGGGAAGTGTTAATGTTCAAAATCAAACTAGATTTTCAGATTCAGCTAGAATAGAAGCTGAAATTCGTAGACAAGAAGCAGATAACTTAGCATATCGTCAACAACAGTTAATTTCACAAAGTCGTCAAACAGGTTCAGGTAACCAAACATCAGTCATCAACGAACTCTCAAACAGTCTAAACAAACTTCAACAAACCTTAATGATGGTTGGTGTAGCAATGTCAGGTCGTCAGATTATGGAATACGCTGACCATTGGACACATTTTACCAATGCTGTAGGCATCGCTACTGAAAAGACAGGTAATGCGGCTGGTATGCAAGAAAGATTGTTTAAACTTGCTGTCGATGCTCGCGCTCCATTAGACTCTATTACTACATTGTATTTAAGAATGTCAAGAGCTTCCGAGTCACTTAACGCTACTCAATCCGATACAGTAAAGGCTATTGACACAGTAACAAAAGCTCTGGCTATCATGGGTACAAGCCCTAATGCAGTTAGAGGTGGCTTGTTACAGTTAGAACAAGCGTTAGGCGGTGTGACGGTCAGAGGTCAAGAGTTTAAGTCTATTCTTGATAGTATGCCTAATGTGATGGGAATTGTAGTTAAACATTATGATGAAGCAGCTAAAACAATAAAATTAGAAGAAGCTGCTTTACGAGGAGCGACTGCTGCTGAAATAGAAGCTATTAAAAACTCACCAACACACATTAAAACAATAGCTGATTTAAGAAATGCTATGTATGATGGAAAAATAACATCTGAAGCGTTTTTTAAAGCTATCCTTTTAGGTAACGATGAGATAAATAAAACTTTTGAAAAAACGCATAAAACATTTGCACAAGGTTTTACTGAAGTAGAAACTTATTTTACTAAATTCGTCGGAAGAATGAACGAAGGTAGTCATGCCAGCGATTTATTCTTTAAATCCATGTTAGCAATTGGCGAACACATGGATTTATTAGTTTCTGGAGTAACTGCATTAGGCGCAGCTTTAATTACAGTAGCATTAAATTCAGAAAAAGCGGCTGCGGGTATGGCTTTAATGAGTAGAAGTCCTATAGGTTTAGCTGTTGGTGCAGTTGCAGGTCTTGGGATGTACGGTTATTCTAAAAGTCAAGAAGAACAGGCTTCTAAAACTGAACAACAAAAACTAATTGAACGTATGCGTGAAATAGATAGTTCTATTAACGCGCACGAAAAACAATCGCGTTTAGGAACTGCTGTTTCTGATGTGATAGGAGTGTATGATAAATCTAAATTATTAGCCGAGAGAGCTTTATTAGATGAGCAGTTAAAAAAACAAAAGGAAATCGACAGTATCAATGAAGAAGAAAAAATAGCCGAAGCAAAACGTACACAAGGGTTGAATAAACTTCAAGTAGAACAATTAGATATTAAAACGGCTTTCGGTAAAGCATTATCGCAAGAGATAGAGAAAACAAAAGAGCTTACACAAGCAAACGATAAACTTTTCCGCATTAAAAAAGAAACAAATGATTTATTAGATAAAACATACAATTTCTTACCAAAACAATTAAAAGAAAAAGCAGGTACTGTCGGTACAACAGAATACTATGACTTTTTATCAGTCAAAGCTCCTGAAATGGTAGCTGATGCTAGAAATAAAGCTGCTGCGAAAGTAGAAGCTGATTTAGCAAAAGAAGCAGCAGACAAATCAGCCAGAGAAGCAAAATCAACTCTCGAATCACTCACACCTAAAATCCAAGTAGATGATGAATGGTTAAAGCAAGAATTAGAAAAAGTCAATAAACAGGTCGAGTTACATTCTGTTAAAAATCCTATCAAAATCAAAGCTGTTGTTGATACTGAGGATACAGTAAAAAGATTAGACAAGTACAATCCTTTATTTCAAAAATATGCTTCAGGTCAAGTTTCTCCAGAATTGCTAAGAGCTGTTGCAGCACAAGAATCACGAGGTATAGCAAACGCTACTTCAAGAGCAGGTGCAATGGGATTGATGCAATTTATGCCAGCTACAGCTAAAGGTTTCGGCATAGATGCTTATGACCCTGAGCAAGCCGTGAAAGCTGCTAACAAATATCTAAATCAATTATTGAAAATGTTTGACGGTGATTTAACTAAAGCACTAGCGGGATACAACGCTGGTGAAAATCGAGTTAAATCAGTAATAGAAAAATCAAAAGTTGATGGTAAAGATTGGATGTCACATCTTCGACCTGAAACAAAAGATTATGTTCCTCTAGTAATGGGCAGAATGGGAGGTTCAGAATCACAAGTAAAAGCATCACAAGAATTCGTTACATTACAATCAAGATTGGCTGAGTTTGATGAAGTCAAGAAACAACGCAATGAAGCTATTTTAAAGTCAGATGCTAAAAGAGCTGAAGAATTAGATAAACAATTAACTTTAATTAGAAAACAAATTGGTTGGCAAGACCAAGCATACATTAAAGCGAATGAAATTGCTGATACAGAGCGTAGTCGTAGAGCTGGTGAACTTCAAGATTTATTAAAGCTAGAAAAAGCTGGGTATGCTTATAGTCATGCGTTTGATGAATTGCGAGAACGTCAAGATGTGTCACTAAAAGCAAAAGATTTAGCTAAAGAACTCGGTGGATTCGCTGTTCCTGCAATAGATAGTTCGATTAAAGAGCAATTAAAATTGCGTGATGAATTATCAGCAACCAAAAAAGAATTAACAGATATGGCTGATGAATATGAAAAATTATTCAAACAAACTGGAAATTCTGCTTACGCTGCAATGAGAGTAGATACTGAAACTATGTTGCTTGATACAGATTCTGAACTTCTTATTAAGAATAAAGAAATTACTGACTTATATCGTATTCAATTATCACTAAAAGAACAACAACGTAATGTTATACCTGATTTAATTAAAGGTAATGACGATTTACTAACCTCTTTGACAACTTCTACATTAGAGTTAGAAAAACAGTCTAAAATCAAACAAGCAGGAGCGACAGGAACACAGGCACAAGAAATTAGAGATTTGATTGATACGAGAGAAAATCTAAAACTATTAACCTCTGTTAAAGATACTGTGACAGGTTCAATTACATCAGGTTTTACAACCATGTTCACAGATGTGTTGACTAAAGGTAAATCCTTTACTGATGCGTTTCGCGATATGTTTAAAAACCTTGTGTCTAATATTAGCTCAAGTTTAATGAACATCGGTATGAATGCGATGATGTCAGGAAACTGGTTAGCTGGTGGAGCAGCAATGATTGGTGGAATGGCGATTAGTTTAATGCAAACGCTTTTCAAAACTAAACCTGTAGACACTTCAACACCTGAATCGGCTTTTACTAGCTCTGTGTACGGAGCATCGTCAGAATCTTCTCGCTCAGTCGATAATATCACAAATACATTGCAATCTATCCATGTGAAAGAATACGGTGCATTACGCGATATTGCGGATGGATTTAAAAATATCACAAAGGCAGTTGATAACACAATCTCGTTAGCGGTAAACAGACAAGGTGGTTGGATTGGTTCTACTACTGGAATGACAGCAAGTTCTAAAAATCCTGCGGGTTCTGCTGGTATGATTGGAGCTGGTTTGGTTTCATCAACTGCGATGGGAGCTGCTGGTATGGGGCTTGCTGGTGGTGCATTAGCTGCGTCTGCCGCAACTGCGGTAGGTATGGGGACTGCCACTTCTGTTGGAGTGGGGGTTGGTTCAACAGGGATGATGGTTGGGGGAGCTATCATAGGACTTGCTGGTGGATTAATTTTAGCGGGATTACAATTTGGTTTAGGTAAATTATTAGGTATCGGTAAAACTAAATTTGAAGCAATTGGTTCAGGTATTACAATGCAAGCTAACCAATTCATCATTGGCGGAGCTGCTGACGCGCTAAAAGTTTATGATTATTCAAAAATAAAAGCGACAACTAAAGGTTGGTTCTCAGACACAGTTAAGATTTATGACACTATCAATGGTGTTAATAATGAAATGACAAATTCATTTAAAGGTGTGTTTGGTTATTTTTCAACAGAACTATCTAAATCTTTGAACATCTTAGGATTGCAAGTAGTAAGCGATACTAAAGCGATTATTCCTAAAATAAAATTAGATTTGAAAGGTTTGAAATCTGATGCTATTACGAAAAAAGTAAGTGATTCGTTAAACACAACATTCGATTTAATTGCAGATGATGTGACTAATGGATTCTTAGATAGATTTAAACGCATGGGTGAAGGCGCATTTGAAACCTTAACGCGAGTTGCGATTGATATTAACCAAGTTAATGAAAAATTCAAAGACCTCGGTGTAGAAAGTAAAAATTTAGGCACGTTAGGTTTTGCAATTATGTCTGAGCAGTTGATTCAAATGTACGATTCAACAGGTAAAGCAAATGATGGTTTGAAAAACTTTACGTCAGCTATTGACAAATTCTTTAATGTCGTAACGTCTAAAGGTGAAAAATTTGATATTGCGAATAAAGGTCTAAGTGAGATTTTTACTAATATCAATAATCAGATTACATTGCTCAATTCACTCACAACTAAAGCTCCAACTGACTTTAAAATTACAGAATCTTCTGTGACAGGTAGTGATTTAGAAAAAACAAATGCTACTTACGCAAAAGCCTATGCTAATAAATACACAGGTGGTGATGTAAGTAAGATTGTTGATTTAAAACTCTCTGACTTAGATGCTAAAAATAAAAAAGACGTTACTAAAGACACAGCGTTCTTCAATACGTTCAGTAAAGTGTTAAAAGACAATGAAACTCGTATTGTAAGTAACATTGAAAACTATTCAAAAATGTTCTCTGTTTCACCAGGTTACAATATCACCACTGTGAACACAGATTTGAATAATTTAGATTTGAAAAAGTCAATTGATGCAACTTTCAAAAGTGTGAATGAAAATTCTACCACATTACAAAATCTATTAACAGGCACGTCTAGTCTTAAAGCATTATTACCCCAAGACATGGCGGGTTTTGACTCAGAGCGTGTTCAGAAATGGGCAGACCGATTCGCTAAAGGTTCTGTTGACGCATTGATGAATTTGAAAACATCGGATATTAAAAAGTCAGATTTAGATGAAATCAAAGGTAAGTTGGATAATCAAACTGGTGCAAACGGATTGTTTGTGACAAGTATGCTATCTATGTTTGATAAAAACGAAACTCGTTTACAACAGCTTACTACTGCTAAAGAGAATCCTGAAGCATTTATCGCAAGTACGTTTAAAATCGATAAATCTAATCCGATATTTAATGATTTATTGAAACAAGTTAGTACGATTCTATCAATTAAAGATACGTCAACACAACTTGAGGTGATGGATTATTGGATGAATAATCTTACGTCACAATCAGAAGGCATCAACAAAGTCGTATCAGGCTTAATTGATTCTACAGAAACATTACAAACTGTGTTAGAAAGACAACAATCTGTGTTAAAAATTACAGATGTAATTTTATCGACTACAAAGTCTAAAGATTACATGACTGCTAAGGCTTCAAAAGATTCATTGACTGAATTGAGTATCGGTACAGATATTAGTTCTTTAGTTTCTCAAATCGACAGCGATTTATTACCTAGCATCGTTAGTTGGAACGCGACGTTATCTGAAACTGATAAGAAGTTCTACGGTATTACTGAAACAGTTAATGTGACTGAACGCTCGTTAAAAGCATATTCCGACGCATTGATTGATACGAAAAACAAAGCTGACTATGCAGCAAAACAAAAGTTATCGATTGATAGTTTGATTACGTCTGAAAATCAATTAACATCTGAATATAACAAACGGATGATGCAAAATGCTGAAGAATTGCGAATTGCTAGAGAAATGAATAATGAATCGTCTACTAAAATAAACGACATATTGATTTTACAACGTGCAAAAGAGCAATCTTTAGTTACAGGTAAATACAATGAGTTGAAGGATAACTTATTAGTAGCAGGAATGTCTGATACACAAAAAGGAGATTATCAATTAGGAAAAGATATTAAAGCGATTAACGATATGTTCGGTGAAGGTTCAGATGCGGCAAATACCTACATTGATATGTTACGTCAAACTAAAGCCATTACAGATGCTAGAAACGCATCGGGTTTGACAGAAGTTAAAGTAGCTACAGCACAAGACATTGCTAATAAACGTAAAGAATTATCAAACGCATTAGCTGTTGCAGGTTTAGACGAATATAATCGTAGCTTAGTTGAATTTAACATTCAAATCGCTGAAATCAATTCTGTGTTCGGAGAAGCATCTAGTGCAGCGAAAGAATTCATCGAAACCATGAAATTAACTCGTGACATCAATAAGGCGAAATCATTCTTAGATGATGCAGAACAAGCTGGTTACGATGCTAAATACGCATTAGCTGATGAAGCAGGTAAAAAGGTACTTGCATTAGAAAAGTACAAAAACGACATGATTAAAAAGTATGGAAACGAAACGATTTCTGGTGTTGAAGGTACTTTGAAAAAGTCTGATGCAATGGTCAAAATGTATGTTGATAATTTAAATAAAGTTGATTTGTCAAAATCAATACAGCAATTACGCGATTTTAGACGCGCTATCGCTGATTGGGCTATCGGATTACAAATCACACAATTAGGTTCTACTAAGTCACAATTAGATACAGCACAAGGTAAATTGGCGTATCAATTATCAGCTTATAAATCATCTACGGGTGTGGGTTCAATTGATATGTCGGGTATTACTGACAAAAACACAATTGCTAATCTTAATAAATATATGGCACAAACCGATATTGCTAATACTGGAAAAACAGTTGCTGATATTAAATCAGCTATTGAAGGTTCTATCACAGGTACGGCAGACCAAACAATTACTGCAATTCGTAACTTCTATGGTTCGTCTAAAGAAGGTAATGAGTTGATACAACAAGTGATTGATGCTGTAAGTGTGCTACCACAACAAGTTGACCCGCAGTTGCGAATGGTTGATTTATTAGAAGATATTAAAACAGGAATCTTCGCTCTACCTGATGCTTTAAAAGGTACTGTTATCGGCGATGCTATTGAGAAATCTTACGCTGCTTATAACACATTAAAATCAAGCTCTGAAATTTCAGATTCGTTAAAACTTCCTGCGTTAGATGTGTTTGAAAAAGCAATTAGTAGCACAGTATTAGTGGCAATAAGTACGTTTAATGATTCAATCAAAGCAAAAGCTGCCGAAAATCTAGTTTTAACCACGACTGCTACATTAAGTGTGGTTGCAACACCTGAAATGTCAGATGAAGATAAAATTTCATTTATGACAAACCTATCTGAAGCGTTAGATAAATACAATGCCGTTGTTAAAACCAAAATAGAAGTTCCTACTGCGGAATTAACCGATACAATGACCGATGTGTTAGGTACAATCTCCGTAGGTATGACCGACATGATTTCTGCTTTGAATATCAGCCAACTATTGTTAGATACTGAGACATCTGCTTTAGATTCTGCAACAGGCATTCTGGCAACATTTGTTGAAGATGTTAAATTGACATTAAACCCTGAAAGCGAATTCGCACTTGCGTTTAACGAACTTATGGCAGGTATTGGTGTTGGAGGCGGTACGGCTTTAAAAGATGAGCTAGCTAGAATTATCGAAACTTTCTCAGATATTGAAATTCCAGTAATGGTATTTCCAGCAGCTAATACCTCAGCATTGATTCAATCTATCAATGATATTGTTGCCGCAGCCAACGCAGCTTTAGCAGCATTACAAGCAATCGGCGCACAAATAACTGCACAAAATGCAGCTAACGCGGGAGCTTCAGTAGGAGTTCAAATTCCTACAGCAGTTGTACCTGAATTACCTGTTGTACCATCACCAGTAATTCCAAGCATACCTCCTTCTAATATTGCTACGTCAACACCTACACTAACACCTAGATATTTTAATTACGGAACTTCCGTCTTAGAAGGTGAAGCGATAAATGTAGGTTATTATGGTGACTACACCGATGTAGAAGGAATGTTACGCAAGCTAGGACTTAGTAGTTGGCAAGATTTTGAAAAATATATGGATGCTAAAAATGGGTATTTCTCTACAAATGGTTATTTTGCATCAGGCGGTGCATTCACAAATGGCATTGTGTCTAAACCCACTGTGTTCAATATGGGCTTGATGGGTGAATCAGGTTCAGAAGCAATCATGCCTTTGGCCAATATAAATGGTTCATTAGGTGTGAGAGCGATTGCCGCTAATGATTCAGGTAATAATGAAGAAGAATTAGCTGAGTTGAAAACACAAAACAAACTGTTGCAAGCACAAATTGAAGTCATGCAAGCAGCTTTCCGAACATTAATTAAACAAAACGAAGTTACAAATGACAAACTCGATTCAATTGATTCAACCACAAGGAAACAAGTAAATGGCTAAAATTCAAGGTTCTTGGATTTGTACCATCAATGTTTTAGATTCGCTGGGTTCGCCCAGCGTCATCTACTTTTCAGATGATGGCTATAAAGATTCAAACGGTATTTATTATCAACCTCGCATGAAACAGCCTGCGAGGGTTACGATTGCGGTTAATGATGGAGGGTTATTACCAAACATATCAGGACAATCATCTATTGGTGAAATCGAACTTGATAATACAGATGGTGGATTAAATTATCTGGCAGATTATTATTTAGATGGTCGTGATTGTACATTACAGTTAGTCGATGCTAATAATGTCGTCACAACATGGTTCAAAGGTATTGTGACGAGAATTAATCAACGTGGTAATTCAATTTATTTGACGTTAAAATCGTTATCTGAATCTTTAGACACACCTTTAACGCAAGCAAGATACACAGGTGGAGGTGGAGTTGAAGGGTTACCAACAGATGTGATGGGTAATGTTAAACCTCGTGTTTATGGTACTGTGACTAATGCGTCACCTGTAATGTGTTATGCGAACATTGATTTATTTCAAGTGAGTGATTTATCAACCTGTGTGATAGATGCTGTTTATGATAAAGGTGTTGCTCTCACTAAATCACATGAGTGTGTATCATTAGCTGAATTGATTTCAGACAATGTGTCAGCAGGTGAATTTCATCATTTTCAAGGGTATTTCAAAGTTGGTGACCATAATCATCAGGAAATCACTTGTGACGCGCATGATGGAGAAGTAGTTGTTGCTTATAGGACAAACTTACTAACTTATTCAGAACAATTTGATAATGTGGCTTGGACTAAATCTAATGCGACTATCACCGCAAATGCAACAACCTCACCAGACGGTACTTTGACTGCGGATAAGTTGGTTGAGAATACAGTTAATACACTACATTACACTAATAGCATCGTCATATCTAATTCAGGTACGAATACATACACAGCGTCCATATACGTTAAGAGTTCTGAGCGCAACTTCTCAATATGGCTTAGAAATTCCGACGGGTCTGCTAACTATTGTTTTGTTGGTTTTGACACCACAAATAACACCATTTTATCTGCACCAAGCGTGGTAGGAACTGGCTACACCTCACCCTCTGCCACAATAACAGATGCAGGTAACGGATGGGTTCGCTGTACACTTACTGTAAGCATTAGTGTGGTTTCTTTTACAATGTGGGCGAGATTATTTCAAGGCTCAAGTCTAGGCTACACGGGTGATGGCACATCAGGAGTATTCATCTGGGGCGCACAATTAGAACAAGGTAGCTTTGCGACAGACTATATTAAAACTATATCAACACCTGTTTCAGTTTTGAAACCAAGTGTGATTTCAGCAGGGGAAGTCTTTAATAAAGTCTGTCAATCAATTAGTTTTTCATCAGGAATGAGAACGATATTTGAAACACCGACATTAATCGATGCACCAACTAATAAATATCAAGTTAGCGGTACAACGTCAACTATCATTGAGAATGTGTACAATAGCGGTGTTAAATTTACATCGGGCATTGTGACAGGTTCATTAAGTACATTTAATGCAACAACACCTGCACAGGGTACTTGGATTGCGTATCAGAATCTATTTAAAGTCACACCTTTGAATAGTACAGAATATCCTTACGCTCCAATCCCATTAACTGAAATTACTGCTGATTTTTCAGACTCGTCCGTTACTTATGCTACAAGCAAATCTATCACAGTAAATTCATCCGCTATTACAAAGTTGAATTCGGTTAGTTCTGGTGGAATTGGATTGTATATCAATCAAGAAGCCAGTTTTAGGTCTGTGTTAGATTCAATTGTGAAGTCTGTCGGTGGTTATTGGTGGTTTGGTGATTCGATTGATAACAGTTCGTATATTATGAATGCAGATATTTATGAAGAACCATCTACAACAGCCGATATTTCAATTCTACCTTATCAAATCACATCATGTGAACGAACAGCTACTGGTGTAGGTGAAAACGGTGTTCCGTATTATTCAGTTGTGGGCAAATACGGTAAGATTGAAACAGTACAAAAAGATGTATTAGGTGCGACCACACAAGCAAGAAAAGCGAGATTGTTACAACAATATCTCACACAGGAATCGGTTGATACCATTATTAAACAAAAACATCCTCAATCACAACGATTACAATTTGAATCATTATTGGTATCGCAAGCTAATACACAAACTGTGACAGATAGATTGCTTGCTTATTTTAAAAAACGCTGTGATGTGGTGTCATTAACGGCTTATTTTAGTACATTACCTGATATAAAAATAGGTCAAACAGTTCTTGTAAAGTATGATAGATTGTGGTATAATCAGACAGTTAAATTTAGACTTATCGGGTATGAAATGGATATTAAACGCAAATCAATTACAATGAACTTAATGGGTTACAAATTATGAGTAACGTTGCAATTGCTTATCCAAATAGATTACTTGAACTAAATAAATTACATCAAGTGACTTGGACGAACAATTCTAACTTACCTTTGAGTAACATTACAACACCTATTTTAGCTGAAACAGCAAGAACAAGCAATTTCGGTTCAATTTCAGCTAAAAAGGTTTCTTTTGCTACTTCGCTTAAAAACTTACCGTATCGAATCTTCGGTGCGATTGGTTTGATTAACCACAATTTAAGCACTTCTGCAAAAGTTAAGTTTTCAGTTTTCAATGAACCTCCTATTGAATATAGTAATTCTACTGTCGATATTATGGGAACTAACAATGTTACGCTGACGTTAAATTCATCTGTGCCTACTATTGCTACGGGAACTAAACTACGTTTCTTCGCATTTAGTTCTGACAAAAATGATTATACATCGGGTTCGTATTTTAATGCAACTGTTGTGTCACATTCTGGTACAAGTTTAACGGTTAGTAGAACGGGTGATTACGTTAATAATGGCACTCAAACATCGTATTCGATTTGGTATGTGGGTTATGGATTACAGTCAGGTAAAACGGAATCCATTGTGTTAAACAAGCCTGAATGGGTAAATGTGTGGAAACGCATTCTACCTAGTAATTCAGCATTCTTATCGTGGCGTAGTACGAACTTGTGGCGAGGAACAATTGAAGAAGAACAAAGACTGTCTTTTACAAAAATTCATATTTCATTTTTAAAAGACGTTCTGACAGGTAATCAGCCTGTCGGAACACATTTACACATTGATTTAGATGATTCAACCGAAGCGACACATCCTGATTTATTTATTGAATTTGGACGGTTATTCATTGGTCAATACACGATGCCTAATATCAATCCTGAGTACGGTTCTATTTCACATGGATTTCAAGATAATTCTGAAATCAGTGTGTCAAATTCAGGAACAGAATTCTTCTACGAAAAGCAAAAAGCTCGCACAGTGGACATTCAATGGAACTATTTAACAGAAGATGAAGCCTTTGGCGGTATTTATGAAGCAAGTCGTTCACAAGGTATCACAAGAGAAGTTCTTTATGCTTATGATGTAGAAGATACTGGTTCATATCAATACGCACGTTCATTTATTGGACGTTTTTCACAATTAAACCCGATAACACAACCTAATGTTGGTTTATACGGTTCTTCAATTAACATTAAGGAGTTATTATGACGGTTACAGTAACTGTCCCCGCATCAATGTCGAGTGATGGTATAGAACACATTTACACGGACGATTCTTCACCCACAACTGGGTTAGATGGCGGCGGTCATGTAGAACGCTTATTGCCGCTTATTTTGGATAATGTGAGTGTAGCTAATTATGTTGTTACACAAGCAACAAATTCTAATTCATCAGCAACCACAGCGTCGCAATGGGCTAGTTTAACTACAGGTTTAGTGCTTAGTACGGATTATAGTTCTAAAGCATGGGCGATTGGTGGCGTTGGTGTAGACACAATCGGTGGTTCAGCTAAAGATTGGGCTACTAAGATTACTACTACTGTGGGGAATACAACTGAGTATTCTGCAAAAGAATATGCAGTTGGAAACGTCGCTCAATCAGCAAAATTATGGGCTTCTAAATTATCGACAACTGTAGATGGAACAAGTTATTCTGCAAAACAATATGCTTTAAATGCTCAAGCATCCGCCGATGCCGCAGCCCAACAATCAAACACACTTACTTCAACATCAACAACCAACACAACAATTAGTACAGGTTCAAAAACCTTTACAACACAGAGCGGAGAACAATTCATTGCAGGGCAATTTGTCACGGTCGCTTCATCAGCTAACCCCGCAAATTATATGTACGGGCAAGTGACAAGTTATTCTGCAACGACATTGATTGTTAATGTAACGGCTATTGGTGGAACAGGTACTTTTGCTGATTGGTTGATTTCATTAAGTGGATTGCAGGGTGTTCAAGGTAATACTGGTGCTACTGGTTCTGTAAATACAGGGAATCCCACCAACATTAACGGGTTGGCAAAAGGTAACGGGTCTGTATTAGGAACTGTTGTTTCAGGAACAGATGTTAAAACGATAAACAACACATCTATTCTCGGAGCAGGTAACATTCAAATAGATAAAACCATCGCTTCTCAATTATTCACTACGTCTGGAACATGGACAAAGCCAGCTAATGTGACGAAAGTTAAAATTACGTTGCGTGGCGGCGGCGGTTCTGGCGGATGTGGAAATTATCATGCTACAAATTTACTTACTGGTGGTAGTGGTGGCGGTTCTGGTTATATTACAGAAGGTGTGTTCACCGTAACAGGTAATATAACTGTGACAATCGGTGCTGGAGGTACAGCTAACGGAGGAGCTGGACAGGATGGGAATCCTGGTGGAACAACAAGCGTATCTGGCGGAGTAACTGCGTCGGCTAATGGAGGTTCTGCTGGTATAGGAGCTTCTGGCGCGACTAACAATGTATGCGTTTTGAGAGGTGGAGCTGGATATGAATACGGTAGAAACGGTTTTCATTTAAGCGGTAATGCCACATGGGTAGGTGGTGACGGTGGTGGGGATTCTGCGGCTGGTGGCACACGATTTAATACAATAAACACTAATGCTACATCCCCAATAGCTAACTCGGGTCATGGTGGCGCAGGTGGTTATTCGTCAAATACAACTATTTATTCAGCAGGAACGGCTGGAGCAGCAGGGTATTGTTTAATTGAGTGGGTGGAATAATGAGATATGCAAAAATTTTAGATTCAAAAGTAGAAAATGTCATCGTGTTGTTAGATGAGGACTTAGACCAAATGCCTAGCGACTGGGAATTAGTCAAAACCGAAACGGCGAATGTTGGCGATGATTATATCAATGGTGAATTTGTCACGCCTGTGCCGCCTTATGTTGAGCCAGTTGTTTATATCCCGATTGTGATTTCAATGCGTCAAGCGCGATTGCAGTTACTCTCAATGAACTTACTTGATGTTGTTAATGCTCAAATTTCAACAATGTCACAAGCTGCACAAATTGAGTGGGAATACGCTACAGAAGTTCAACGTAGTAATCCGTTGGTTTCAGCATTGCAAGCTGCATTAAGTATGACAGATTCAAATATGGATACTTTCTTTTATAATGCGAGTTTATTATAAATAATAAAAAGGGAGCTTATAATAGCTCCCTTTTTTCTATACCAATCCTGTTTTCATTATCTGTGATAACTCTTTTGCTCGACTTGATTTATTCTTTCAACGCTTCCAAATATCTCTCATATGCTTTTTGTTTATATACATCAAACGCTGCTTGCTCTGTCATAAAAGAACCTAAGTAGACAGTTTTTCCATCAATGCTAATCATTACACGGTAACAATTTTCGCTACCTTTATTAACACCATAAATTTTATCAGGATTGGCTATAATCTTTTCATACGTTTTAATATACCTATTTCTACTATATTTTAACTTACATTCATCTGATTTTTGCTTCCCTGTATTTGCAGTAGCTATCTTATTCCTATGTTCAAAGGATAATGTTTTACCTTTATTAAAGTTCGATAACCATTGCTTTCTTTCTTCAGAAAGAGGTTCTCGTTTTACACCTGTTACCGCCATAGATAGGCTTTCCCTATGATTTTCTGAGAAAACCCTACCTATTAGAGCAATTGATATTTTATTTTTTGTTTCTTCTGATAAATTACTATTTAACCCTCCAGTTCTTAAATTATATCCATTTTCACCAAAAGTATTAAACTCTTTTATACAAAATTCTTCCCAGTAATTAGCTTCATCTAAAGTTAATCCATCTAATAAAATTTCATGTGTAAAATTATCCCAGCCGTATTTATCAATAGCGTTTTTAAAAGCTGTGCATTTGTTCTTTTCGTTCTGATGGTCATTACATCTCTTTTTATAATTACAAGTTTGTCCAATATAACTTTTACCACTTGGACTTGTGTGCATATAAATACAATAAATTTTATTAGTCATGGTTAATAGTATAAAAGTGTGATATAAATATATTATACCACACATATAAATGAACTTATATTAGCTTACCTGTTTTCATTACAAACGATAGTTCAGCACTTCTATTTTTACACTGTCTAGCCCAACGTGAATTTAACATTTCAACAGAAGCCATTGTAGTTCTACCGCTTCTAATATATTTAAGCGTTTTATCAAATTCATCCACACTACCTAAGTTATAACTCATATCGAGAAGAACCATCATTCTCGCATCAGATAGGTTATTAAACCATTCATATTTTGATTCTAAGAGCTGTTTGTTTTGTGAGCATACCTTTGCTACTAATTGATGTGAACGAAGCTCTGATATACCATATCGTTTAAAATTTGCTATGGTTTTCTTGTCTAGGTGTAACGGATTTTGTGTAAGCGAATAACCATTACCAATACTCCATCCGTTTGTATCTCTATATTGCTTGTGACGAAAGCCTTCGTGCGAAATTACTGAACTTACACATAATGCTATTGCTGCTGAAATCATAATGATTCTCCTTTTATACAAACAATACTAATACGAGTGTCGTGAATAATACAACGCCTACACATTGCATGAACGTAAGTTGTCTATCGAAAGTAGTGGTAACACAACGACCTTCAAACAAATAATCTGGATATTTCATAAATTCTCTTGTTGTTAATGAAAGGATAGTTTAACAAAAAATTATTAAGCTATCCTTAATTTTGGTTAAACTGTAATAGTTAATTGTAAAGGAGCTGAAAGGAATACTCTAGCACAGTTAGATTCGAAGTCAATTCGCGAAGTCGACATTCGTGCGACCATTTCAACTTTAGATATTTGTGCTAATAAAGCATTCCTACCGTTTTCATTATTAAACCAAGTATGCTTACGTTCATCTTTACGTTTAGCGTCGATTTCATTTTGAAGTTCATCTGGTAAAATTATATCATAAATCCAGCGTCTGGTTATCTGTGCCGCATAAAATGGCTTATTCTTAGTCTTATCAAACGTGTGACCATAAATACTCATAATAGCCTGATAGAATGAATCGGGATATAATTTTACCCATTCAGTTGGAGCGTCTAAAAGGAGCAAGTTTCGGATTATATCAACTTGTGATATTTTAGAATCTAATTCTTTTCGTAGCCGTATAAATTCGTCAACAAGTTTAATCTGACCTTCTAAAGACTTCTTACCTCCGATAAAAGGCATTACCATTAAAAATTGACGTTCATTTAAAAAGGCAGTTCTGGTATTTCTAATACCGCTAACGTCTTTGCTTTTCACAAAGTTGATTTGAACTTCGTCGGTAATATCAACAAGTTGCGCGTTTATTTTATCAATGCTCTTTAAAACCGCATCATGAGGTCTACCGAAAACTTCAGCGACAACTATCGAACTTACCGTTAGCTCACCACTATCATTTTTACTAATTAAATCTTGCATACTAATATCCTTGAAATAAGAAAACCCCTCAACACTACATCTTCGCCAAAAGATTCTAAAATTATCATGTAAATAAATTTAGATGTAGTATAAAGGGGTTATAAGTTTAAAATCTTTTTGGCATAGTGAATATACCAAAATACAGCTATTGTGTCAAGTTATATTTTACTCCAAAATTGTAATAACGCAAGGGTAATCAAAGCACGTCGCTTCATACCATGTGAAAAAGAAGAACGGTTTGTCATTTACGAGTATTTTTCTGTTAAACACTTGCGAAGGCTCACAATCACAATAATAACCATCTTCTTTACATCCACTTCTACAAATTTCAAGTTCTTCGCCACTAAGATAAGGTTCGAGAACTTCATATAATTCATCTTCATTTGATACTGTTACTGTTATCATATTTCGCTCCGTGAGTAAGGTGATTTTGCTTCGCCGTTATTATGAGTTGTTAAATTGTCCATGCAAAACAGACCTTGCTTTGTTCACAGCTTCTTCCGCAAGAGCTATTGTTTTGAACTGCCTAGATGATGGATAACTCCTTGTTTCATCACGGAAGCTCTCCATTTACCAGTTTCTTTATCAAAAGAAACTCCTTTTGCACCACTAACATTTGTAACCCTCGCTTTCTGATTACAAGCATTCTCGCTACCTGTTGCAAGTCTCAGGTTTTCAAATCTATTGTCATCTTTTATTAGATTGATGTGGTCAATCTCTAAATCTCCAGGGTCAGAACCTGTAAACATCACCCATATCAACCTATGTTTTTTATAAAAAATTTTATTTATCTTAATTTGAACATATCCTTTTTTATCATAAGTTCCTGCAATCTTTCCAGCCAACTTACCGTTCCATCTTTTAGCAATCCAATCCTCTCTAAAATGACTTAGAGGTCTGACTCTCCAAGTTAATTCGCCTGTTTCTTCATTATAATCAAAACATTCTTTAAGATATTCTTGACTTGGTAGTTTCAATTTAGTTATCACAATCCACTCCTATATTTTTCAAAATTCTATACGCTTCGTCTATGTACCAATTGTAATCCAAATCAATCGGAATGTCTTTAGTTAATTTCATCATTGGGCGACATTTGTCACTTGTTCCTACAGTATTGCCATTCTTAGCATAATGAATCGCAGAACTTGTTGATGTACTGTGATAGAAACGAACAGTTTTTCCTAAGTATTCGCCGTCTTTCACTGCCCCACCTGTGACATTCTTAACCACTAAGAACTTCTTCACATCTTTACAATTTCTAATGTGAGATTCAATATCTGAACCATCACTCAGCCAATTTGCAACAGCATCGGTACAAACAAGACCTACAGGATTCTTCTTCAGCATTTCAGTAATGTCTAAACCGAAAGACCCTCTACGCTTCACAGAACCATCTAACTTAACCGCGAAGTAACAATTCACATCCCGACTGTGTGTAGATTTATACTGAGTTTCTTCTAAAATCAAACCTGTTTTTTCTTCCCACTCGTGTAACATTTCCCAAACCGAATCATAATCTTCTGCTTTCAATCTAATAACAATGCCGTCAGTATTTGCACTGATTACACTGTGACCAGCTAATTCTAACATTTCAATCGCCATTAAAATAGATAATTGTCCACCAACAGTTGTTTGAATACCTAGTTTTGGAGCAAATAGCGGGCTGACAAGCTGAAGCATCTTGCCAAACCCGCTATTGATTACTACCTTGAGCATTGCATCTACAGCTTTAATCTTTTTAGCTTTAGCATCTTCTCGCTCTCTGACTAAAGATTCAAATGCTTTAATGAACACTTTTCCAAGTTTTTCAGGGAACATTTGTTGAAACAACATCATGTTCGGATAGTAGGCGCGAACATCCACATCCATTAGAATATAACCGTCATTCGCATAATGCGATACTGACTTCTCAGTAGAGTGCAATCCGCCCAAACCCATTGTGTACACAGATTGACCCATGCGTATTTTTAATGCTGACAAAATTCCAGGTTGAACCTCACCATGTTCAATAGTGAACTTATAGTTTTCAATATCTTTCAACACATCTTTTAATAATTCTGATTTAAATGAAATATAGCTTGGCGTTGTGTATGTGACAAATGCAGGAGCTTCATTTTTAGTTCTAGCTACCTTTGACTTATTAGCGTCCTCACAACATTTCACAATCACAGCTTCTGAGAACTGTGCATTAGATTTAGAGCGTAAATCTAATTTATATTTTAACGATGCTCTTTTGCGAATAGCAATTTCTTCAGCCAAAGCCGTGTATAGATACGCTGTCGTTTCAACGTCATTCAAACAATATCTTCGCACAATAGAAATTTGGTCACCGTTTAAATCTATCCCAACTTTGAAAGGAAGGTCTTGTAGGTTTGGAACGCCAATTCTTGCGCCATACGTCTTTAAACCTACACCAACACCAGGCGCAACTTCCATTACATCAATATGGTCAGTTTTGAGTTGAGTTGCTCCAAATTTTTTAGGAATCTCCCAATATCTAACAAACTCTCCCTTATCTTCAGGAATCAACATCTTTGTTGCTTTCCACAAATCATCAAAGTTAGCGTTATTTAACGCTATCGCTAATAACGGTAAATCGAATTTAATACCGTTAAATGAAATAAGGGTGTGATTCTCGATAAACCATTTCACACCCTGCACGTCTAGTTCTTGACTTTCAGTCTTCTCAAAATACCAACATCTACCCGTGCGATAACCCAAGAACATAATTAAGAAATAATTACCGTAAACCTCAATATCAAATATCAATTCTTCATCTTGCGGTCGTGATAAATCTGTGAAGAACTTATATTGATAATTCTTCGATTCTTCTAAGTTAGGTAAGTAGTCATCTGCTTCCCAAGTACGAGTGGGAATAACCTTTGTTTTAGGCTTTCTAGGCTTGATTTCAGTTATCCCTCCTAATAGGTCAAACTGAAGTTTTACGTCCGTCTGAACGCCAAAATAAGTGTTTATTCTCGATTGTGATGATTCATCAAATACATCTGAAATCAATTCATATTCAGATTGTGATATTTTAGGGATTGATTCTGAATCCGACACAATATCGTTATCAATTAACAAATCAATAATTTCATCATGTGTGAACCCTGAATAGTGCGCTAGGTCAAATGAGCTGATATATTTAGACATTAGTTATACTTCCGTTCAACAACTTTACCACAATTTAAACACACTAATTTAAACGTACTCTGTGGTTTAAACACGCTAGTTCTGACTAAACGATATTCATGAACACAGATTAGTTGGTGTAACCATTTTAACATTTCATTATCCCACACAAAGTAAAACCCTAGTCTATCACAATAATAAACTAGGGTTCAATAGGAAATTTAAAATTAAAATTGTTTTGAAATTGAAAATACAGCAGATGACCAATTATCATCAGGTGACAAATACCTATTCCAATCTCTACCACGACCAATGTGATACTCCAAAGAATAAGTAAAACCATCCCCGTTAGCGTAAGTTGCTCCAACATAATTATCATCTAGGTCAAATTTACCATCCCCGATAGCAGAACGACTGAGTGAATAACCAACGTAAGCTGAAATGTCGTCATTAACATGATAACCGACCACAAAGTCACCGCCTATTTGCTGATTGTAAGGTACATAATCCTTACCAACACCAGCCATTAAAATGTTTCTGTAAGTCCCTTCAGCTTGAACCCACCAATCATCGAGCTGCTTAATAAAACCAAACTTATAATGTTTGTGTTGCCATCTATTACCAACTGTATATGTTGCCAACGCAACAGGGTCTTTTCTATTTGTGATATACGCTTTGATGTCAATCTCAATGACAGCTAAGAGGACTTTGAGTGTCGGGTCTTCATATATTATCCCGAAATCATAGTTCGGATTATCAGATTTAAAACCATACGCATAACCACAAGGTTTGTTGTAGAACTCCATGTGAATCATACAATTGTTTATTTTTGAAGCCTGACTAACGTCTGCGGTGAATTCTATCGAATAATCATCTTGATGAAATCGATAACTCATCATAATTCCATCACCAGAAATCATCCTACTATCAGCGACTGTACGTCGCTTATATTGTGATAACGGCAACATCGCTAAACCAGATGTACCTACATTATCGGTTATCGCATTAAAGAATGAGTATAATCTAGGAAATCGTCCGACAACAATCGACATTTCGTGACCATCTGCTACACCAAATACTTTCTCAACCGTCATTCGACTAATTAACGATTCCGTTGGAAAATCAGTAGATGATGCTAATTGTGTATGAAATAAATAAGAGCCTTTAGCTAAGTCTATATTTACTGCACCTTTAGCGGTATTCTCGTAGAAATCAGGGTCGCTAAACATAGTAGCTGAAATAAAGCCAGATAAATTGGCTCTTAAATTATCGTTTGCTTGTACACCACAGGTAAAGGTTAAAAGTAAAACAGCTAATGTTTTTTTCATCAGTCAGTTACCTTGAGTAATTTAGTCGTTTTATCTAATGTAAAAATAATTGTGTCTACATCTAAATAACCAATCGCATTATCTTTTGCCGTTGCTTTGTCAAGCATTTCTTCATCAGAATTAACAATGGTAATAGTAGAACCTTTACCTGCATTAACAGATAACGCTAATTCTCTATAGTATGTTGCTGGTGTTAATTCTAAGGTTTCTCTAATAAATCGTATGTGTTCTGAACTATGTGGTGGTCGTTGATAAAGTGTCACAATACCAACACCATCAGCCCATTTGTCTTTCATAAAATACAAACGTCTTAATTCAAATCGAGATATACTCGATACAGCAAATTCAGAACTGGTAATTGGAACAGTATCGCTCATTATTGGAGAACTAATAACGAGCATTAAAATCAGAGCTATCTTTTTCATTGATGTTTCTCATCCATTTCGTTTTGAAGGGTAGCTAAATTCCGTTTTATTTTCTCAATACTTTCAATGGCAGGTGAATTAGCGTTATTTGTAGCTTCAACTAACGTCATTCGTTTTTCGAGGTCATGTACAGCTTCTACAGTTAGTTTTGCAGATTCAATAACTGATTGCACATACATCGTCAAGCCGCTACCTAAAAGCATCCACAACACAGAAATGCACGCGATAATGGTATTACCCCTAGTCGCGTACATTTTTACAACTTCTCTAATGTTATCGAGCCGTTCAAACATCACAGAGGTCTTTCGACCTAAACCATCGATGTCAACATTAGATTCGTGTAACTGACAACTTACTTGTGCATAAAACTGATGCCTAGCAATTAAGTCGTCAGATTGTGGGGGAGAACAAGGTTCTCTAGCCATTATCGAATCTTACCTGATTTCAAAATATCGGTCACAGATTTAGCTCGATTAGGCGTTTGTTTAGCCCAATTACTGCGTAGCATTTCTTTAGCAGCATCATTATATTTATCCGCTTTAACTAATTTCAACGACTGTTTAAATTCGAGTAATCCCGCTACACCCATTTGATATGCCATATCAATTAACACATACTTTGTGTTTGAGTCTAAGTCATCATACCAATCAAGCTCTCGACTTAACTTAGCTTCTATTTGATTACAGACCATTTTTAAATAATAAATGGCTTTATCATGTGTGATACCTACATCGTACAGCGTTTTAATTTCTGCTTTAGATAAATTTAGCGGATTCGCTGGAATACAATATCCAATCCCAATTGTATCCAATCCTGCTGTACATTTATAAACTTTACTTCTAAATCCTTCGTGTTCTTCTAATTTGCTTGCTTGAACTGTGGTTAATGGCATTTTACTTTCCTTTAAACGTAAAAATTCGACGAAGAATCATACCACACTTCGTCGAATTTATCAATAACTATTTGTTTATGCTAAGTATTCTAACACAATCTTAGCCCAGTTTTCTAAGTTAATCGCATCAATATCGTGATGATGTAGAAGCGTAGCTGGTGAATACCAACCTTTAAGTAACATTCCTTCTGATTCAGCAATACCCGAATTGAACTCACAATCTTGCGCTACATCGAACACAAATAACAGCCCGATATGCACTTTTCCGACAGAATTACTTGAATCGTAAATAATACCTCTAAATTCATTGTAATCTTCGTCATAATTGACATTTGCAACCAAATCTAAAGCAACACCAAGTTCTTCCGCTACTTCTCTGAAAATGCTATTCCAGACTGTCAAAATCGGACTAATTCTATCGATACTCGTATCTAAATCGTTGACGTTTATGTGACCGCCTATATTACAACTGTAATTACCAAGTAATCTACCTTCACCCGTGCCTTGGGTGCGCTGATAATGCAACACCGTACCATCAGGTTTTCTAAACACAATAGATGGAATAATCTGTAAGAAATTTTCATCTTGTTCTAACCAATGACGTGAACCGATGACGATTTCTTCTGGTTTAAACACTTTATTAAACATTTCTGCTTTTACTTCTTCAGTATTACCATCGATAACTGTGAAACCATCAGTTAAAAACTCTTTAACGCTTTCGCGTCTAATTGTGACGACTTGTTCAAATTTACTCATTTTCTTTCCTCGATTTGTTTTGTTAAAGTTTCTACTCTGTACCACAAATAAATTACGATGGCTGTTTCCATCAGTTCTCCGATAATACCAAAAACATTACTCATTTTCTATCTCCTCAATTTAATAAAATTAGCACATCTATCTTCACCTTCAACAACCTTAAAATTCAAATACCGTACTGGTAGCTTAGGTTGCATATCTGTGATAAATGTTGCACACGTCATGTGACTTGGACATTTAAGATTAAGACAAACTATTCTCATAAATACCTTCCAAACTATGAAATAAATCGCGTTTTAAGACTTCTAAAATGTCTTTTTCTGTGAATGTGAGTTCTTCATACATTTCAAGCCGTGTAGCATAATTACACGCATCTAACAGCTCCTCTTTCAAATGCTGAAACCATTGTTCTTTCGTTAAATCAGTACGTTCTAATGTAACCCCGTACTTTCTAAAACCTTCATCAGCACGTTCTTTTAACTCTAATCGTGCTAATAAACTTGTTCTGTCATTGTGACAATACCACTCGAATTCATCTATAACACGTTCTTCGACTCTACTCATATTAGTATTTCCATCTGTTATTATCAATAATACTTAACACAATCGCCACGATAAGCGCACCAGCAACAACACTATTTACGAGTAATTGTGCTGGCTCTGATAATCCTGCTAGATTCATATTTCACCTTCTTAGGTTGTTTAAATTTTGCGTAAGATGTAAAACAAGTTTTCGATTTACTACTCAGTCGCTCTACATATTGTTCGCATTCAGTATAACTTTTAAATGATTTGTGGTCAATATCTTTTATAGATGTTGTGCTAACTAAAGTAAAGATTAACCACATCATCAATCAGTATCCTTACCGTCAAAATCGGAAGCAAACTGTCTACCTAAAGTAACTGCAACTAACAAAGTTAGAGCTATTTCATATCCGTTTGAAAAGTCATGCTGTTTGAAAAAACAAAACCAATACCATGCTACAAAACTAATAATTAAATTTATTTTATTTTTCATTTTTCAATAATCTCCCACGATTTATTTTTCCAATATACTTCGTGAAATAAAGCATTTTTATCATTCTTTTCTAACCATGCTAAGAATAATTTAGCTTTTAGTTTATACGTTGCGTCTGGCGAGCCTTTCACATCACTAATTATCAATCGTTCTTTTTGTACATCCCAATACTTAAAATCAGCGCGATAAACAATATCTCTAATCTTCACACCATTACGTTTAAAACCTTCCATAATCACAAAGGACGGTTGTAACTCAAGATGTAAAATTTCACCTATTATAGCGCGTTCTTTAAGGTGTAAATAGTATTTCGATTCGATAGTAGAGTCAAACTTAATATCTTCCACAATCGTCTTTTTTGCACCAAATTTACTACTACCTGCTTTACGCTTAAACATTTTCTCTCCTATTTTTTAAACTTGATTTTAACTTCACCGTGTATCACATCAGTAATCGGTTCACCGTACTCATCTATTGCAATTTTATTCTTATCAGCTACATAAATTCCAATCCAATTTTCATCTTCATCGACGGTATGAAGTAGATATTTATTTGTGATATTAACACCGTCTAAATAAATCTGAAAATAATCAGATTTGGCAACAAGAGGATGAAAACCTTCATCATCTGGGTTTGTGCTAATTCTCATATTTCGTTTCTCCATTGTGTAAAGGGCATTTGTTAGTAGGTTTAATAAAACCTCTACTTGTTTCTTCATATATCTCAGCATTGTGTAAATAACCACAAACAGGTTGTTGTCCAAATTTAGTAAATGCTAAGAATTTACAGTAATGCGAACCTGTGTATCGCATACATATTGGTTCACCTGTTTCTTCATCGAAGAATCTTGTTATTTTCAATGAAATTTCATCGGTTTTAAAGTTGTCGCTCATTTACCTCTCCTAAATAAAACAATACCGCCTTTAATGTGACGGTATTATCGGTTAGCTAGTGGGTTGGTGTCAAGAACTACTGACAGATTGTGAATACTCAGCATATTCTCGCATCGCTTCTTGCATTGAAATTATCATTTCATTTGTACCATTATCAAACATCTTTCCAGACTTTAAACGGTTTTCAGCAATACTGGCAGCTCGCATATTTGTAAAATGCCATACTATTTTCGCGTCATCTTCGCATTTAATAGAACAGATAGGAATTATATGGTCTATTTCCCATATTTTACCATAATTATCCCAACTCCAATCATCTTCAAACCATACTGAAATATAGTTCTTGAATCTATCAATTGAACAACCTAAATACGATTCAGTTAATTGACTCTTAGTACAATTTCCAGCTTTTAATGATTTATGCAAATATGTTCTTATACTTGACGATAACCTAAACATAGGGTCAGTCTTTCTTTTATTTTTAGCATATTCGTTATGTCGTATATTTGCACATTTCTTACACATTGGGCGTAATCCATCTGTACAATTACGGCTAACATAATAATCACCCCTATCTTTATACTCCCTACAATCTAAACATATTTTTCCTTCTACATATTTAAAATTTTGAGATTCTCTTAACTCAGCTCTGTTTTTTCTCCTACCTATATTTCTACATTTTTTACAAGAGTTTTCATAACCTGTTTTATTACGACTTGATTTTGTAAAATTGCTTATATCTAAATCAAGATTACATTTGATGCAAACTTTAGTTTCCACAATTACCACTCCAAAGATTCTGTTTCATACGTTAATACCTTTCCCTCGAAAAAATTAGTCTTTGTATCATTCAAATCAAGATAACTGTCAAACCATTTTGCTAAATTAGTAACAGGTTTATTATTAGAATCAACAAATAACGCTTCGCTAAATCCTAATGAGTTCCATCTTTGATTTGCCAAATCTTGAATGAATGAATCAATAATCACATCTGTTAGACCTAAAACTCCATCTTGAATAATATATTTTCCCCACTCACATTCATATTTAACAGCCAATCTAATTATTTGTTCACATTCTCTGATTAAATCATCTGTGAATATATCGGGTTGTTCTTCTTTCAGCGTAAACCACATGGTGATAAATAACCATAAGTGGGTAATTTCATCTCTTGCGATGTGTTTAATGCGATTAGAAGTACCTCTCACAATTCCTTGACGGTCTAAATTAAAGAAAGTTAAGAATCCGCTAAAGAAATAAATACCTTCTAACGCAATGTTAGCCACAATAGCTTTCACAAAATTTCTAGCAGAATATTCTCTACCTAGCAAGTCACTTGCTTCGGTAATGTATCTATTTTTACTAGCTAGAATTTCATCTGTTTCAAACAACCAATAAACTTCCTCTGGTGAAAAACCCATTGTTTCTACAATGTCTGCATAAGCTCTAACGTGGACAACTTCTTCCCAAATTTGGCGACTAATACACATTGATACTTCAGGTGAAGTTATGTATTTACCGATATTATTGGCAAGATTATTAAACTGAATACCGTCTAAATTAGATAGAAATGCCAATGCTTTTTTGTAAGAAGTTAAATTACCTTCATTTAATTTACCACTACGGTACTGTTTGACATCTTCGCTCAAGTCATCTTGTTTGTGCGACCAAGTATTTGCTTCCATTTTATCTAAAATATCTCTAGCCCAAACGTGCTTCAGTGGGAATACTTGCATTAAGTTGTTCGTTTCACCATCAATCAACCGTCTATCGTTTATGTCTATCATTTCAAACTCCGTAAATAAAAAATAGGTTACACTTATTAAGTGTAACCTATTATGAACTAAATTAAACTATAGGTCAACTGCACGCTTCACAATCAGGGTTGTCGATTGAACACATTAAAACAGGTTCTTCAGTTTTTCCGATTTCATTGTGCTTGACTTCAGTAACTTGACCTCGTAAGTAATACGTCGATTTCAAACCTAATTCCCACGCTAAGAAATACCAATCGCTTATCTGACTTCCTCGCACTCCTTGTTTTTTAAACAAGTTTAATGATTGTGCTTGGTCGATCCATTTTTGTCTAACAGCCGCAGATTTAATAATCCATTCTTGGTCAATTTCAAACGCAGTTTTTGTTAAATTAGGTTTGTTATATTTCAAACTAGAATCAATCACTCTGAACTTACCTGACAAGTTTTCTTCCATATAGGATAACTTGTGTGGTGGCTCGATACTTTGTGTTGTACCTAAGATATTTGCGATTGTAGCAGTTGGAGCAATTGCTAACATCACACTATTACGCACACCATATTCGATAACTTCTTCCACTAAATCAATCCATCGTTGAGATAAAGATTCAACATCATAATTTTTATCAGTCATAAACGGTAAGATACCTTTAGACCAATCCGAACCTTCAAATGAAGAATACTTGCCTTTTTCTTTCGCTAGTTCACATGATGTTTTAATCGCCCAATATGAGATTTCTTCAAAGATTTTATCGGCTTCATTTAAATGCGATTGTGATTCAAAATCAATGTCATGTTTAACCAAATAATCGAACCAACCCATAACTCCTAAACCAATCGGCCTGTGTTTAAAGTTGGAGTTCTTAGCTTTATCGCTTGGGTAAAAGTTACCATCAATCACATTATCTAAAGCTCTGATTGTAATCGGAACAGTACGTCTAATATCGTCAAATTCTAATTGTGACATATTCAACGAACCTAAATTACAAACAGCCGTTTCATCATTGTTAGTAACTTCGCCAATCTCACTGCACAAATTCGAGGACTTGATGCTACCCACATGACGTTGTGGATTACGAAGATTAAACGCATCTTTAAATGTAATCATTGGTGCGCCAGTTTCAACTAATGACGAAATAGACTTTTTCCACAATTCCATCGCATCGACTTGTTTAATAAACTTACCATCAGATTCTAATTCTAAATATCTTGCTTCAAATTCATCACCATACAATTCGTGTAATTCAGGATACAAATGCGAATCAAATAATGACCACACACCTTTTTCTTTAACTCGTACCATAAATAAATCAGGAATCCAAGAATAAGGAAAAATATCTCTAGCACGCAATCTTTCATCACCTGTTGGTTTTTTCAAATCAATATACGATTCAATATCACCGTGCCACATTTCTAAATAGGGTGCGAATGAGCCTTTGCGCTTTCCACCTTGATTGAAGAATAAGGCGGTGTCATTATAAATCTTTAATGCTGGAATAACACCTGAACTAACGCCATTAGTTCCAGCAATAGAACTTCCAGCAGGTCTAATATAAGTGAAATCTGTACCAATACCACCAGCAAATTTAGATAACATTGCTGATTCTGCCATTGTGGACATAATACCATTACCGAAGATGCTTGTATTTGATTCTTCAAATGTACCGTCGTGCATCACATTCAAATAACATGATGACATCTGTGGATGTAATGTACCCGCATTAAATAATGTCGGTGTCGAATGAATATACTCAAAATTTGAAAATAAGTTATAAAGCTCAATCGCTTTTTCAGTTGCAATTTCTTTAGGTTCATTTAAACAAATCCCACAAGCGACACGCATGAAGAAGTGTTGTGGCGATTCAATAACTTTACCTTCATTATTACGAATTAAATAACGGTCATAAAGTGTTTGTAATCCTAAATACTTAAACTTCAAATTGTTTTCATTTTTAATAGAACCTTCTAAAGCAATCCAGTTTGTGTCTAAATCATTGTCTGGTTCTAAATTATAATGTGAAATCATATTTTCAGATAGCTTTCCTAATTTTACGGCTTGATTAACATAAGTAGGATACCCGTTTCCATCTGAACTATCACAATCTTTCATAATTTGTTGAAGCAGTAACCTAGCCGCCACATACTCATAATCAGGTGACTCTAAGCTAATCAATTCAGCCGCAGATTGAATCATTCTTGAATGAATTTGTGTTGTCGTAATACCATCGAAAAACTGAACACGAGCATTCGTTTCTACATCTGAAATCGATACATTTTCTAAACCTTCACACGCCCACGCTACGCATTTGTGAACTTTATCAACATTTAATTTTTCTTCACTACCATCACGCTTAATTACAATCATCCTAAACCTCTCACAAAATCAACAACAACCATTCCAACACCCACTAAACTACCTAAGTAGATAGCCACAATATAACTCGCTAACATTCCAGCAATAACCTTATCCATTATTAAACTCCTGAATGTGAACAATCAAAGCATTCAAATCAGCCTGTAAATCACCTAAATCATTAACCACATTGTTAAGATAAGGTAATAAACCTGACGAAATCTCTTTCTTAATCTCATTATTACAGGTGATACGAGCAAACGCATCAATACTTGCTGACTCCCAACCTAATGCGATTAAAGCATTACGACCTTCTTGTACTTGTTCTTCATTCATCTTTCTTTTTCTCCAATTCAATTATTTTACTTTCTAACATTTTGTACTTCTGTTTTAGCGTACTAACTTGTTTTTCTTTCCGATTGATTTCGGAAGCGACATACGCTTTTTCATTCTTGTAACCTCGTATAGCAGCATCAATCATACAACTCACCGCTTACCAAATTACCTTCATCATCAAAGTCATCATCATTGAATTTAGCATTCATCCAACGTGAAAACTCATATACTTCTACTGCTGATAATGACATTTCTTCACAGATGTCATTTAGCATAATGTTAAAATTCATTCCTTACTCCCAAGTTAGATTTCGTTGTTTTTCTAGTTCTACAGCCTTATTATCCACTAAAGCCTGTAAATCATGTAATTGTGGTGAGTCACCTAAGAACTCACGCAAGTAATGTACACTAAAATCAGCAATGTCCACAAGTCCATAATAACGAAATTCTAATCGCATTTTATCGTAGATGACTCTATTCATATTTTCACCACCACTCTCTAAAGAATGTACGGATATATTTTTAGTGCGCATCGCTATCTCTCGCAAACATATCGTTAATAAAATTCTCAACCACATCACGGTCATCTTTGTATTTTTCAAGAAACGATTTGGTTATCTTAATCTCATTGATGTTATCGTGAATCTCTCTAATCAAGTCAAATGCTTCTTCACAAGTATATGACGTTGAAACAAGATGTAATCTAGGGATGAACTTAACCTTACCGTCTACTTGTGAAATATAAGGTTTTTGAAAACTAACATTTTTCATTACTAATCTCCACCACAAGAACCACTATCACATGAACTAGAACAATCGGAAGATGAGGAGCTAGAACAATCTGAACTGAAATTAGAATACACTGTCATACTGCTATTATCATAATCATAGCTTGAATTTCTACGAGAGTTCAGCTCTCGCTTTTGTTTATCTTTAGCTTTTTTGTCGGCTGAATAATTACTGTTAAATAATCCGAATATCATTTACTTTCTCCAAAATAATAATTTGCTTAACCATGATTTAGACACTTCTTGTGTAACAATTGGATTCAAAGCATTCCAAACCATCGGGAAATGTTCTTTTACGATAGATTCATACACTTTAGCGTATAACTGAATTTCTTTCTGTGCGTGTGAATCTGTGCGTAAATGTATCACACGGAGCATTGCCTGTAAAGAAATTGTTTCAACAAATTCAACGTAGCATGATTGTGGTAACACACTTCTCGATAATTCAGGGGCTACATCGTTAGCTAACATGAATTCATAGGTATCTAATGCGACTTTAATGCTGTTTTCATACGCACGCTGTACCATCGCAGAGTTCACAACAGGTTCATCAATAGAGCCTTGTTTAACGCGCTCTGCTCGTGAACGCCATGTGTCTGGCGTAAATACCTGTGGTAAATAATCAACATATCGACGAGATTCTTCATTACGCACAATACCGATATTGTGTTTGAACCATTGTCTAGCCACAAGAATAGGCATTAAAATACGCAATCTAATTTGCGGATGACAAACAGGGGTAAAATGATTGTTGTTCAATAGATAGTTAATCAGACGTTGATTCTGGTCATCTGTATATTGGTCTGATTCCTTGTGCATTGACACTCTTGCCGCATCAACAACTACTTTGTCATCGCCAAACACATCTAGCAATTGAATATAACCAATACCATCATTAAATACAGTTTGTTTTTCATTTAGTTTCATATTAGTTAATCTCTTTATAAATAGCTTCTAAATACTTGTCAGATATTGCACGCAAGGAATTTAATTCATCTGTCATCTTACCTGCTAAATTATCTAATTCTATTGTTCTATACTTTAGATAATACTTTCTAGCAAAGGTAAGGATGTCCTTTTCAGAAAATCCGTTTTCTTCTAAGCAATCATAACAATCATTCCAATCTTTTTCAATTACATCCATCATTCTTCCTCGCGTTTCTTATCACGGTTAATTTTATACTTCTCACGTCTTTTGGAATTTTTAACTTCACTCGTATTCGGATACAATTCCCGTCTACGAGCGTTTCTTTTTTCACGATACATTTTCTCATTTGATTCCCATTTAACGTCCCTTGAGCCTTCTAGGTAAGTTATTTTAACTGCATCAACACATTCTTCATCTGCATCGAAACTATAACCTGATTCACACTTAGTCTTACCTGATATTGAACCAATACGATTACAGTAATCGACGAGTAATTTACTCATTTCCTACACCTAATTTACTCATAAATTTCTCCTAAAAAGGAATCGAATCACTATCCAAATCAGCAATACTTACTGATTCAACTTCAACCAATCTACTCATCACAAAATCATCAGCAAATTCTACTTTCTTTACGTTTAAATACTTGCCTTTTTGTGACACAAGTATTCTAGCAGGTTTTGGTAATTGGTCAACATATTTTAATACTTCATCGATGCTTCGTGGACATTTACCGCTAATACGTTTGTTCCACCAGCTAAATGAAGCTGACCGTTGCCATGAACCATCTGGATGTTCAAATCCAATCCATTCAACAGCATCTAGTGTGGAAGGATTATAGCTAACCTTTAACATATCACCAGATTTAGTTTTTTGACGTTTGTATTCGATGTGTTGGACTGGATACCATTCTGATTCAGGGTCTGGGAGTTTTGGTTTAGGGGTTTTTAAATCCGTTTTAGTAACTTTTTCTTTGGCAATAATATCTTTGTTGCTCGCTGTGTGGGTGATTTTGACTTCAAATACAAACTCAGCTCCACAACAGTCACAAAACCTAGCTGACGGATGATGAATAGTATTACAGATTACCGAAGTCGAGTGAACATCGCATTTGGATTTGTTTAACGAACTGCAACCACATTCAAAAGCAATGCAGGTTTTAACAGGTTGTTTTCCATCACCGCCTTTACCTTTTGGTTTTGGAGGTTCGACCATATTCAGACTTCCATGAAAATCAACATTTCGTGCGAAATCAAGCACGAGAGCGTTCATTTTACCACCTTCTATTTGAGCCGCCTTTCTACCTTCCAATGTAGAAATATCGTGATTTCCTTTAAATAACATTCGACTCGAACGTCCCAATTTTTGCACAAATCTAACAGGGCTAGTTGTGGGTGCAATATCCGCTAATAAATCAATCGCAGGATGATTGAATCCTACGGTCAGCACTAAATTATTTACAGCGCATCTATACTTACCTGCTTTATAATCCGCAATGTATTGTTTTCTAGTGGTATCATCAAGTTTACTGTGGATACTCACAGTGGGGATTCCGAATTCTGTATTTAGCATCTCCGCAATATGGTCTGAGTGTTCAACACCGCTTGCAAAAATCAACCAGCATTTTCTATCAGCTCCGTACATTACAATTTCTTCTAATGCCGACCTTGTCACGGATTCTTTATCTAGTGCTTCTTGTAGTTGATGTTGGTCGTAATCGCCGTTACTCGCTTTTTTCACATTGCCATAATCTAACAATGTGACAGTTCTTTTTGATATTAAAGGACACAGATAGTAATTATCGAAGAAGTATTTATATCCGTCAAAATCACACATAGTCAAAGCTAATTTATTAAATACAGGGTGATTTTCGTATAATAAACCGTGTCCTAATCGAAAAGGTGTCCCAGACAAGCCTATTACTCGCAATTTAGGATTTACAGCTTTCAATGAATTTATTAAATGAGTGTACATCGTAGTGGCTACAACGCTCACATTCTGGCACTCGTCAATCATAACAATATCAACTTTACCTAATAATTCATATTTCTTAGCAATAGAACCTATTGAAGCAAACGTAACTTGTGCAATTTCTTTTCTATTTAACCCGCTACAATAAACACCAGTAGGTGCAGTTGACCAAACATCAAGCAATCCTTTTTCATTTTGCTCGACCAATTCCTGTGATGCAACAACACATAGAAATCTAGTTCTAGGAGCTTTAAACAACACTTTTTGAATAAAGAATGACTGAACAGACTCTTTACCTGTTCCTACAGGCAATGCTATAACTGGATTAACATCTTTTTCTTTACATGATTCAAAAATAGCTTCCATAGCCCAATTTTGATACTCTCTTGGAATTCTTTTATTAGACATTTTTATCTCCGAATAATTTTGTGTGCATTGACTCATAATAATTTACAATTATAGGTTTAGTAAAATTATAAAACTTTCTATTATGATTATCTCTAGCAGTTTGTAAACCGTCGAATAGTCCATCTGCTATTTTCTTAAGAACTGTTTTACTATTGACACCTAACCAATCAGCAAATTTTCTTGCTGAAAAACTTATATTATTATCGAGTGTGTCTATTTTACTTTTATAAAGTTCATATTCTTTAATGAAATTGACCTTAAAATAAGACGTTTTAAATTTATCAATCGTATCTTGTGTTGGAGTATATCCTCCGTTTTTAATACTAGTTTCCTTAGCTTTTGCAATAGATTCAGGTTTTATGATTCTTCCAGTATGAAGTTTGGACATTGCGTCTTTAAACTCCTGAGTTCGTTTTTTTCCTGTATTAGTAGCAACTATCTTCGCAATAATTTCAGGTGGGATTTTCTTACCAGTATTTATTTCAGACATTCGTTTACAATGTTCTTCAGAACGCTTTTTTCCTTTATTAGCAATGCTTATTTTATTTTTTGTTACTTCCGTGTGTAAAGAATTTGCTCCACCTGTAAGCATATTATATCCGTTAGGAATTAAAGAATTATTATTTACTATTTCAAATTCTTCTAATTCATTTGCTTCATCTAATGTAAGATTTTCATGTAATACTTCAACGGTCATGTTATCCCAACCGTATTTTTGAATTGCATTTGAAATAGCAATGCAAGACGACCTTTTATTTTTATGATTATTAAGTCGTTGTTTTAAATTCACTGTTTGTCCAATATAAACTTTACTGGAAGGAGATTTTATTTTATAAATTAAATGATTTCTTTCATCTGACATCTTTGATTCCTCTATAGCATTAAGGTTATTGTGATTAGCATTTACAAATACGGTCAAGGTTGCTAAAGCCGTTTCGTCCCGTCGAACTAGACCGTATACAAATTCTACATCATGCTTGTAATTGAAGCAACTCTTTATTGTTTTCAATCACAAAACGACTACCGTTAGTACACCGTACTAACGCCAACCAAACTTGGTAAGGCGTTAAAAACTTTACACCCGCCTTATTGTCAAATTTAAATTATGTCAAATCTCGCATTTCCCATTTTGAACAACCGTCTAATGCTTTTTCTTTCGGAATGATACATTGATATTTACCACAAATCCAAGAAGATTTTTCATTTTCATGTTGTGATGGATATGACCAACGGCAAGTGCGACACGACTTATCGACCTCAGATGTGTCGCCTAAGTGACATAACATCGCGTAATCACAGTATTTACATACAGTAGAATCTGCTTTAAACTCTCTTTTAGGAGCTGAATCACTCCAAATAATCGTTTCAGCTCGTTCTAAAAAATGATTTGCTAAATAAGTATTATGTTCGATAATTTCAAAATGAAGCTCATCTGTATTTTTATTAACCGCCATATACATAGCATATTTTAATCCCATTAACTCAAGGTACATTTGGACTTGAATATGGTGTTCTGGCTTCGCTTCAACTACACCAACTTTCTTTAGCTTTTTAAAGCTATTTTCTCCATGTGATTTCATTTCCAATAAGCATTTTTCACCTTTAGGAATATCAGGCACACCTATCGCCACACCATCGCCTGAACCCATGAAGTGACCATTTACTGAAGATACACCCCATTGTCGTCCAGTTGAAGGGTCATTTTGCAATACTTCAATACCGATTGAATCTAATAATGCACAAAATCTTGCTTCATATAGACTCCCTGTGTTAAAAAGTAAATTCATACGTCCGCTAAATTTAGTATCTAACACCCATCTGCTACCATACCAAATAGAGCGTATGCATTCTTTACCTATCACAGAGCAACCTAGATGATTTCTATGTGACTTTGGTGAGCTAGGACGATAAGCGTCATCGATTATATTGTACCATTTCTTTAATAATCCTCGATACTCTGTACCTTGACTTGCGTACAATGTTGCTTCAATCATTTCTAATGTGATTGTTGCTGGTGTATATTGTGCTATTTTACCCATCTTAATTCTCTCCAACCACATAACTATCATTCATCGCTTCAACAAACAAATCTCTTAATTTGTCATAATCATCATCGTCTAAGCCTAAATACAAACAAATATCCCACAATTTATCTTTATAATCTTCTTTTACTCTAAAAAAGGATTTGTGTCTACACATTTCTTTTTCTGGATTCATTTTAATCCACTCCTAAGAAAATAAAACCCTGCAATCGCTACGCTAAACTACAGGGTCAAAATTAGTTGTATTACAGCGTTAATTGCTTATGATAGCCAATCTGGCTGATTAGCGTCTACATCAGCTTCTGTAGTTGTAACACCAACTGGTGCAACAGGAGCTTTAGGTGCAACAGGTGCTTTAGGAGCTTGCGGAGCTGTTGCTACTGGAGGAGTAGAAGGAGGTCTTGCACCTTGTGGTGCTACAGCCGCTACAGGAACAGCTACACTACCACCTAACTTAACTAACGATTCTTTAGTAGATACTTGCGGTAAATCTTCACCGACAACCTCGGTCGTGATTGCATAATATCCTTTCACGACAGCGTTAATTGCTTGTCGGGCTGCGCCAGAACGGTTATCGACGAAATTACGAAGTTCATGTTCAATTTTAACTTTAAAGGGCTTCTTGTGAAGCTCGGCTAATGACATCTTTGGAAATGAACCCACCGCGAGACACAATGATTTAATGTTACTTTTCGCAATGTTTACCGCAGTTTCATTAGGATTACGCAAAGAATAATACACTTTGGTTTCAGCACCTTTGAACGCACCTTCAATACATTGCAATGTGATGTGTTGAACAAGTGATTCTTCTTCGGTTTTACCGTTACCTGGTTTTACTTCACTTTCCGTAATGATTACTTTTACAACACCTTCAGGAAGTCCTTGTTTTGATTCGCCAGCTTCGTTTACTTCATCCCAGTTTGTGTCAGCGAAAAAATTAAATGTACTCATTTTACTATCTCCAATAGATTGATAATTTGTTAGTTTTAGAGAAGACTAACAACTTCATAAGTTAAACACAGTTTAATTTTTATTTTCGATGTAGTCAAGCATTTTTATCGAGAATGTTTTGGAAATTCCATTCCACTACTTGTGACAATGTTACGACTCACATCTTTACGCTTTTTATTTAGCGATTGTTCCCACAAATCTAAGTACATTTGAATGCTCTGTTGATACCACCCACCCTCATCGTTTGGTTTTGGGATTCTCCCAGAATAAATAGCAATAGCTACCTGTTGTTCTGTCACATTTAAGCTAATCATAATATCTTGTACATTAATCATTTTGTTTCCCCTCTTATTTTAGAAATTACTTCTCGTGCTTGTTTAATCACAAGTGTGTCTGTGTATTGTTGAGAATCATGTGTGTTTACTATGCAAATCAAAGCGTCCAATAAGTCAGGTGCGGCAGCAATCAAAGCCAAATTTGCATCCAATTCATTTGCCGTCATTTCCTGACCAAACTCGATAGCAACTTGCAGCCTGTTTTCACCACGCATAATCCATCTTGTAGTCCAGGGTGCAGGTGTGTTCATTCAAACCACCCTCTCACCATGAAGCCACAAATAAAACAAAAGCTGCATATTATGTAAATTTCAATAAAGGTCATTCTGAACCTCCCTCGCGCTCTAACCCGTCTGTCTTTTTCTCCCAAAATTCTTCTTCAATTTCGGAATAAGTCTGTGAAGTTGGTATTTCCAATGCCACACAAACGTCCAATACGCAGTTAGCGTACTCAATTCCGCTGTCTAAAATTGGGAACAATGCGTCTTTTACCTTTTCATATCTTTCGTATTTCATTTTATTCTCCCACGCGCTCGAGCTTAGCAAGTTCATCATCCATCAGTGATTCAGCAAATAATCCAACCGCGTTTCCTACGACAATTCCAAAAAATACCCCGATAACTACTGCCCATATACTCATAAAACCCTCTCAAATTTAGCAATCGCATCCTTCGCTTTTTCATGCGCTAGGCTGTAGTCGTCAATACATTCAACAGCTAACAAATCTTTCAAGGCTTGAAGTAGCTCATCCTTGTCACACATCAACTGGCTAATTAGTTCCCCTCTTAGCTTTGTTTCTATGCTCATGGTTGCACCCTCTCTAAGTAGAACCAAGTTTTATTAAAGAGAACTTGCCTATCGCGCAACATAAACTCAAAACCATAGTCATCAGGCGGTTTAACGTACTTTCTAAGTTCCTTCACACTCGGTAGATAATTCCATCGTGCGAATTCAAGAGGTGCTGGTATGTCAAACCCTTTGCGATAACCCATTAACTTAATCATGGCTGCAGCCGTCTAAATTTTTCAATGAAATCGTCAATGTCATCATCAATACTTAAATTACCTGTTTCAATTGATTTCATTACAATCTGAAATTCAGTAACCATAACTATTTCTACCGAACTGCCGTGAAAATCCCAAACCTGCCCAACCTCAACGCGAGTTGCGGGCGGGGTGGGGCGTTCAAATTTACCTAGTGTGTCACAACATCTAATTGATACATTATCTTTATTATAAAACTGGACGAAAACAACTGCATTTACAGCGTCATCAGGTGCATTGTCCCAATCAATACAACGCATCTGTTGTGAAAAGGTTTGAGTTTTAAGCCAACTTTCAACTAAAGTTTCTGCTTCAAATAGTGTTAGATTCATTGATTTTTGATGGATTACTTTTCCCAATGCTTTAACCTGTGAATCATTAAGTCCTACAACCTTAGTTTCTGTTGAAACTAAGGTGTTCTGAGCAAACCATTCTCTAATACGAAACGAAGCTGTTGATGATAGGTTTGCATCATCAATTAGTTTTTCAATTTGGTCTTTGTTCATTTTACTATCTCCAAAATTAAATAACACGTCCTTGTGTGCGCGAAGCGAAAGGTTTTAAGTTGTACGGTAGTCTTTGCCTGAACATTCTAAAATAACGTCTGCTACAGCGTTCCAAGCGTTGTCGCGAGGGATTGTGATAACATCGTCAACATCAAATCTGTTTTTAGCACGGTATCTATCGTTAAGCTGAACACCTAAAACACGCTTAGGTTTATCGTTATTGTTATCAGGCTTACTAAAATGTAAATATCCTAACAAATCTACGAATTGTGTGAGAAGTTCGCGAGTTCCTATATTTTTACTGGACTTGGGTGAATATAAATTTACGTCAATGAAATTGAACTCCATCTGATATTCACTATCCTTCTGCACGTCCGTAAAACAATGTGCCGTAAAAATAAAGTTAATTCCTTGCGATACGAAGAAATCCCCCCATGCTAATACGTCCGTAAAATACCGATTAGCTACGTTAAACGCAGACCCATAACCTGTCAGAGCTGAGAGCATTGTGATATTTGGATTATTAACAGACTTAGGGTCGGTACTAATAATATATCTGTGTAACATTCGTTCTACTGCTGATACAGAATCAATAACGATATTTTCAAATTTATTTTCACCTGATGAAATCAAACTGTTGACTTCTGAAAACAAGTTCAACAAATCTGTAAATTCATTGATTTCAACAACGGTATTGCGTTCTAAATCTAAGTTAGTGTACCCTTTTTCAGCAGCAATATATAACGTATTATTCAAGCTCCCAGCAAGGCTAGACTTGCCTACTCCTTCCAGACCATACAAACAAGCACGCATTCCTTGCTTTTGTGTTGCTTTAATTGCCGTACTTAATAAACTCATTTTCATTCTCCTATCACAATAAAACCAACTTCATCTTCATATTCTACTGTATAACTAACTTCTGAATACTCCAATGGAACATAACCAGCAACCTTACTAAAGGTCTTAACTTCTAATTCTTCATTCATTACAGATAGTAATTCAATCAATTCTTTCACTTTCATTTTAACTCTCCATATTTCAAATAACAGTCAATTTTAGACCGTCCTATAACAGTTGAATTATGCAAATCTGATTTAGCTGTCATACAATTTTCTTTACCTTTAAACTCAACTGAAGAAATCACAGGTGAGTTACCACCAAGTAAAATAATTATTAGTACCCATGTTTCCATTTTTATTCTCCTAGATTCCGAAGCAAGAAAACCTCGACTTCGGAACTTATTTTAAAGTAATTTGCGTTGTTGTCAATCAAATCTTACGATTTTCTACAATCTCTAAAACTTCGTTCTCAGCCATTAGCCAATTTTCAACATCGGAATTGTCAGGAAACTGTGTTGAATAATAATGTGCAAGCCGTTCAATCATCGTTCTCACATCTTTTAAGCCATATTTGTTAGTCATCACAAATCTCCTTTTAAAACATTGTTAAAGTATAACACTGTACCATTCGTAGTCCATGATGATTCTCCGTTAGCAAATACCAGAGCATTACCATTATCATCAATACCTGCAAAATGATAGTGTGTATAAGAATCAGTATTAGCGTGATATACCGATACCTTATCATCCACTTTAAAATCAGCGTAAGGTGCGACTTCAACCAAATCTAAATACACATCAGCATCTTCTTTCCATTTACGACCATCTATAGTCCATTGTGTTATTTCACTATGCCCATCAACGATACCGATTACAGGTTTACCTAACTTATCACAAATAGCGATTAGTTCAACTGAACGCCCATCGTTTGTTTTATACTTCTTACCTAATTCTACTTTTTTCATTTTATACCCTCCAGTTAAATCTTTCATCGGACTCCATAATTCAATTTCATCTTCTCGATAAGCGCGTCCATCCGCACTAATATAGAACCCACACTCCTTATCAACTGATTTTATCGAGAACACTTCGTTTCTCGTACCTATCGTATTTTTGATAATAACTAAGTCATCACGTTTAAATTTAAACATCTTCTTTCTCCAACACAAACCATTCAATTTTATACTCGCGATTTTCATCCACCTCAAACGCATAAATGTTATTCGATAGCGTAATTCCACCAACATAATCAACGAATATAAATTCTCGTTCATCTTCATCAATATACAGATAACGTACCTCATAACCATTTATTTTAAGTACAAATCCTTCGGATATATAACCTTCATCGTCAGTACGCTCAATACATTTGAGCTTAAATTCTTCGTATTTATTCATCTTCAACCTCGTTAAAAGTATTTTCTAAATCTAAGATTCTTAGCACTGTGCGAGTATCTACACCTAACTCATCAATCATTCTACCCATACATTCTGTCAAGAATCTTATTTTCCAAGACTTCGTTTCACAGTATTTCATTCCTTCATCTAACAATTCTAGTGTTGTTAAAGTCTGCTTATATTCATCTGAACGACTCCAACTAGGAATGATTCTATGTAACTTTTTCATTTTATTCATCACATATCATCCTCGTGGCGGAATCCGATAAAAGTGGGCAATCTTGGCTTGCTAACAACACCGATAGGAAAATGTTTATAGGTAATTATTTTACCAACATAATCATCTTGATTATTCCAAATTTCTTGACGTAATTCATCATTAAAACCAGAACCAATACTAAATTCAACACCTGTTACGATATCCATCACATTAACAGCTCCTAATGTACCTGTCGGAACTAACCCTGCTTTGCTCGAACTTCTTGCTGTCGCACCAACTTCGTTTGTAAAGGATAGATTTTGATTTGTCATTTTTTCTTCAAATCCGACAACAATACACTCATCTTGCGCGAATCGTTTTAGCTTCATCAAATAACCTTCTTTAATGGTACTGCGACCTTGTTTGTAACCGTCTTTGCAACGTATCATAATCCCTTCATAACCGCACGATAAGGCACGTTCTTCTAAACTTAATACATCTGCTAGGGAGTCACAGGTTTCATTGTACACGGGTTTAATTTCAGGGTGAATAAAAGCTAACGAATCTATGTTATTTAACTTTAATTTTCTAGTACCTTCAGTAATCATATCGAACACATGGAAGGTGACACCTGCTGTTGAACCCTTAATTGTCATCACTTGACTTGTAGTCAGGTTAAACACATCTTCAGCGTTAGGTTGTCCCACAATCAATTCTCCATCTAATCCGTTGAATTCAGGTCTACCGAATTTTGCTTGAATTGCTAGGTTTGGAATAGGTTTCATACTTCGACTCATACAAACTGAATCAATCACAATCATCCGCACTCCATCGAGCTTTAAGCTCACTTCACATGGGAACTTTACATCTTTCCCTACATCTTTGATAGTTGCAGCTAACATTGGTTTAAATGGTTTCATATCACACCTCTAATTAGTCTAGGTTTCTGTGTTTTCAAAAATTCAATTTTATCAGTTATCAATTCAATATCACGTTCATAATGCGCGATTAACGATTCGTTTAATTCCGATAAGAACTTTTCAGCATCGTTATAGTTATCGAACATTCGCATCTGCAATAGGTTCTGTAATTCAAAATCAACGAATTTACGGTTGATATTATCCGCTTGTTCTTCTGTTACTACAATTTCTTTTATTTCGTTCAACCTATGGTGTACAAAGTAAATACAATCTCCCGTTTTAACACTCATAACCCACCTCTAATTACTTGTAACGCCAATGTGTTGGAAAATGGATGTTCTAATGTATCCACATCTTTACGTTTACAGTATCTCACCTGTTTCTTGTGATTAGAATAATCATCATCTAAAATGTGTTGTACCTGTGCTTGAATGTACAGATTCGTTTTGTGACATCCGACCTTCAATAGTCCGATTGGAATCACTTTTGCTTTACGAAGTCTACCTCTGAGTGTTTCCGTTAACGCACCTGTGATACTGACGATTTCTTTCATGGATACTGTGCCTTCGGGCTTTTCAATATAAATTATCATTTCAAATTCTCCTTACGATAGTTTGGGAGTTTTGGTCGGACTCCCGTGAACCGATATTTAAGAATTATTCTACTGTTACGATAGTCATTTCATCTAGTTTTCGTTTCTTCCAATATGATTTAGCAGCGGCGGATAATTTAGCTTTATGTTCATCTGGTATAACACGACCTTTTTTAGATGCTGACATTTTAGCTTTGGATTCTTCAGAATAGACTTTTCCAGTTTGAGCTGCGGCTAACTTTGCTCGATGTTCTTCAGACTTAACCCTTCCAATAGCAGCAGCTTTAATTTTAGCTTTTGTTTCATCGGATATAGCATTGCCTTTATGTGATGTAGATAGCTTTTCCCTTGTTTCTTCAGAAATAACTCTACCTGTGGCAGCTACCGAGATTTTAGCTCTGGTTTCATCAGACCGAATCTTACCCGTGTTTGCAACAGACAGTTTAATTCTAGTTTCTTCGGATGTAATATATCCTGATGCTCCTTCTCCTCCATCTGTCATATTGGTAAGTTTCACACCGCCATTTCTTAAAGCAGCTATCATTTTAACCTCTAAATCTAAAGCGTGTTGTTCAGACCTACATAACATTGAACGAACAATGATATTTTCTTTTCCGTATTTATTTACTATATTTGTGTGATATTTGTTTTTTCGTGAAATCAACTTAACTCTTTTTAAAAGTCCCTTACCGACATAAAATGGAGGTTCTCCTTCGAGAGAATGTGTATAAACATAAAAATCTTTTTCTTTTAATTTTACTTCTTTTGTCATAATTTGTGAATCCTTATAGTAATTGGATAATGTGAATAGTGGATACTAAATGCAGAAACCTTACTAAAGGGCTTATCGGTAGCGAACCTATCTGCATTTAACTATCGTATCACATAATTACCATAAAGTAAACTTAATAATCAAATCTCTCGGTATTTATTTTTAACATCCATGTGTTCGGAGAGTAATTCTTGGTCACACTCCCATATTGCTCTT